TTTAATATTAAATTAAATGGATATATTATCCCTGATAACATTCATAAAGATTTAGGTGTTGCTAAAAGTAAATATTATACAAAATCTCAAATAATATTTGATTTAGAAGTAATAGATAATAATGGTCAATCAGGAGGAATAGATCAAATGAAATTTGTAAATAAATCACCTGCAAATAATACAATGGCTGCTACTTCATTTATAGGAGGAGGAACAAATATTCATAATAATACTACTAATATATATAATATAAGTGGGTCATCAACTTCATTAGATTCAGAATATTTAAATACAAATATTACTAAAATAGCTTCTATTATATATAACGGAGATTCTGCAATTTTCCAAGGAGTAAATCTATTACAACCATCATCTGGTTCAAGTTTACCTTCAACTTCAGTAAACAATTTTACTTTTTATATCAATGGTCAATATTTACCTTCTTCTATAGTATCATTAAATGAAATAGGAGATAGTATTTTAACTGTTTTTAATACAAGTAGTCTAAAATTTACTCTTGAAGATGATGATGAAATAGTAGCAATAGGAAAATTTATTACTTCTTCTATATCAAACAGATATATGTTTTCACGTATAAGTGGAAGTATAACAAATTTCCCAACATTAATATCAAATTATTCAGAAGTATATACAACAGGTTCTAGTATAGAATCACATTTAGGAATAGGAGCCCCTGGTATACTACATACTTCTCTTTCTTATTCTAGTGGAAGTCAATTTTTATCAGAGGAAGTATTTTTAGATAAAACAAGTAGAGCGACATTTTTATCTGATATAAATGGTTGGTTAATATTAAATAATTTTCATACTGCTTCTTATGATTTAGGATTAGATAAATATGTTATTCATTTTCATTTTAACCATGTATCTACTATTATAATAGAATTAACTAAAGAAGAATATCAATTACTTATTAGTAAAGGATTAAATATTAAAGAAAATTATATCCCTGAAAATAAAAATAAAGCATTATTATATAATCCTCCAACAATGTCTTTTAGAGGACATCCTGATTTAATTGCTCCAAATATTGGAGTTCCAGTTAATGATTATTTAAAAATAAAAGAGGCTCATCTATCAGGATTTAATGGAAATGGAGTTAAAGTAGCTATATTAGATACAGGAGCTAATTTATCAGCAGTATCAATAACTCCTACTTTAATACGACAGGATTATACTGGATTTGGACCCGATGATTTATATAATCATGGAGGAAAAGCATGTAATATAATGGGTCAAATATATAGTGCATTTACAGGTTCTCTTCCTGTAACATATGGAATATGCCATGGAGCTCAATTATATTCTATGAATGTCTTAGATGGAGGAACAGCAGCAGTAATAAATGCTATAAATTATTGTATAGAAAATGGAATCCATATAATTAATATTAGTTTAAATATGGGATCAGGATTAGATAATGCAATAAGATCAGCAATAAATGCAGGAATTATTGTAGTATGTGCATCAGGAAATGACAATAGTCAATATATTGCTCATCCAGCAAATGTTTCAGGAGCAATAGCAGTAAATGCTTTATCATATAACCATACTGATACTACTCCTTTTGGATCTCATATTACAACCAATGGGAATCCTCAAGTAACAATAACTTTTATTGATGGAGGTCATGCTGAAACTTTTTTAGGAGGTACATCACAGGCTGCATTTATGGTATCAGGTTTTTTAGCTATTTATAAACAAAAATATCCTTCTTTAAACCAAGAAAAAGCTATAAGATTATTACAAAAAAATGCATTAAAAATAGACGGACATTCATATAATATTTCAGGTTCAAATACAACTTTAAATTATAAAACAGGAGCAGGTTTTTTAGCCCCTTTATATTAAAATTATTTTATGTCAAAAATAAAATTAAAACAAATATTATCAAATTTACAATACAACTCTATTATTCAACAATTGACAATAAGTGGAAGCGGTAATCCATCTTTAATAATATCTGGTTCAACAGAAATAGCTCCAATTTCTAATATTTCTGGTTCATTAACAATTAAAGGTTTTGATACGTTTGGAGATAGTGGAAGTGCAGATACTATAGATTTAGGAGATTATTAATATTTATTATTAGCTATATAGCAAATATAATTTTAGTATATACTAATTAATAATAAATGTCAAATCAATACCTTAAACTACGTCGTAGTTCTGTTCCTGGAAGAATTCCTACTACAGCATCATTAGAATTAGGTGAAATAGCATTAAATACATATGATGGTGTAGCTTACATGAAAAAATCAGGTTCAAGTGGAGAAGAAATAATAATAATAGGATCTTCTACTTTATCTTCTTCATATGCTTTAACATCTTCATATTCATCTACCTCATCTTTTTCTCTTAAAGGAATAATTACAGCTTCATCTGTAAATCATACAATAACATTTTTTAAAGGAGATGGTACATCATTTGATGTAACATTAATCCAATCAGGTTCTATATTAAGTGCATCACATGCTGAAACTGCTTCTTATATTTCAGCTTCTGGAGTAGTAGGTTTAAATTTATCAAGAATATCAACAGGTAGTGTAACTGCTAGTGTAGATACTAATCCTAATAATATATTTAGAGTAATTTATTCAGGGTCTGTATTATTAAATATATCATCTAGTAGAGGAATTTCTCATGGGTTATCAACAGTAGCATCAGGTGATAATTCACATGCTGAAGGAAATGTAACAATAGCATCAGGTTCAAATTGCCATACTGAAGGTATAGGTAGTATTGCTATGGGAGATGGATCACATGCTGAAGGGGATGGTACTATATCATGGGACTATGGACATGCTGAAGGACTTAATACTCAAGCTATAGGAACATGGTCACATGCTGAAGGATATAATACACAAGCTATAGGAATTAGATCACATGCTGAAGGGGAAGGAACTAAAACTTATGGAAATGATTCACACGCTGAAGGAAGAAATTCAGTGACTTCAGGTTCATATTCACATGCTGAAGGAGTTGCTACTATTGCTAATGGTTTTGGGTCACATGCTGAAGGAAACGGAACTACAGCATCAGGTGATAATTCACATGCTGAAGGGAACGGAACTATAGCTATTGGTATTAATTCACATGCTGAAGGGATAAGTACTATTGCTTTAGGTCAAAATTCACATACTGAAGGTATAGAAACTATAGCATCAGGGTCTTATCAATTGGTAATAGGAAAATATAATAAACAAAATAATACAAGTTCATTATTTATAATAGGAAATGGAACTTTTCTTACAAGAAGTGATTTAGCATTATTCAATCAGAATTCTATTATTTTTAGCAGTTCATTAGATGTAACCAATGGAATAACAGGTTCATTATATGGTACTTCATCTTATTCTTTATATTCAATAAGTTCATCTTTTTCAGAAACGGCATCATACTTTTCTGGTAGTATATCTAATGCAACAAGTGCATCATATGCCTCTACAGCTTCATGGGTTGAAAATGCTCAAACAGCATCTTATTTTTCTGGTAGTATAAGTAATGCTATTAGTTCTTCTTATGCTATAAGTGCTTCATTTGCTCCAACTCCTTCCTTACAACAAGTAACAAATATTGGTAATACTACTACTACTAATATTATTTTAACTCAAAGCAGATATATTCAAAATGTTGCTCCTTTTGGATTTCCTATAAATTTAATAGGGGTAGAAAATAATAATATTTTTGTAGGACATAATGGAAATGATATACCACTTGAATTATATGGATTTGGTAGTAGAATTCTTATAACAGACGGAGAAGTTGAATATAAAGCTAGTCTACATAATTTTTCAGGTTCATTAAGAGCTAATGGTAGTATAACAGGTTCCTCTTTTACTGGTTCTTTTACTGGTAGTTTTTTAGGTACTGCATCCTATACTACTACTGCTTCATATGCTTTTACAGCCTCTTGGGTAAAAAATGCTCAAACAGCATCATATTTCTCAGGAAGTATATCAAACGCAATTACTGCTTCATATGCTATAACAGCTTCTTACTTAGAAGGATTTGTTACAAGTGCCTCATTTGCTGCTACAGCTTCATATTTTTCTGGTTCAATTTCAAACGCAACAAGTGCATCTTATGCTACTACTGCTAGTTATTGGTCTGGTTCAATTATAAATTCTGTTAGTTCTAGTTTTACATCAACTGCAAGCTACTGGTCTGGTAGTATTATTAATTCCACAAGTGCAAGTTTTGCTACAACTTCATCTTATTTAATAGGAAGTTTAAAAACAAAATCAGGGATAATTGCTAGTTCATCTTTTGGAGGAACTCCATTAACTTCTTCAGTTATTTCTTTTACTACTCCTTTTATAAATAATAATTATTCTATTTCTATAACAAGTGAAGCTTTAAGAACATTTACAATTCAAAATAAAGATTCTGGAAGTTTTGTAATAAATTCAAATAGTAGTACTTCTTTTACAGGAAATACTTTTTGGATAGCAATTTTAAATGGAGAATCATAATGGCAACTTATTACGTTAGAACAGATGGAAATAACGCAAACAATGGATTAGTAAATTCACCAGGTGGAGCATGGGCTACGTTAGCATATGCTACTGCTAATGCAACAACAAGTGGTGATATAATTCATGTAGTAGCAGGAACCCATACAGTTTCTACTCAATGTAATTTACAAGTAGGAGTAAGTATTGAAGGAGAAGGAACAGGTTCAACAATTATAAATAGTACTCAAACAGGTACTTGGAGTAATTTTCTTAGTCTTGATAGTGCAGAAGGTACAAATGGAAACCAAAGTATTTCAGGTTTATCTATTAGCGGAGGATATGTTTCTGAAGCAAATGTAAAAACTTGGGTTGCTATTTGGGTTACAGGTAGAAGTAATGTTACAATACATGATTGTAGTTTTAATGCTTGGAAACAAACTGCTATTATTTTTAATGGTATTACTACATATAATCCTGGTGGTGATATTGGTTATACAAAAGCAACAGGCAATTCAGTTTATAGTTGTAGTATTTCTAATTGTTCTGCAATGTATAATGGTACAGGTCAAGGAGCCATTATGTTTGGATTTCAAGATGGAATGACTATACATGATAATATGATTAGACAAGATCAAAGAGCTAATTTTAAAAATGGATGGCCTATTAAATATTGGAATCAAGGATTTAATGATGGTTGTAAAATTTATAATAATAATTTAATAAAAAAAGCATATGCAGGAACATATCCTGGAGAAAATGGAGATTGGGATTTTGCAATTGAATTATTTTCAATAAGAGGTTTAGAGATATATGGAAATAATATTCAAGGAAGTATTGATTTAAATTATAATTATACTGGTAGTTACCCCTATAGTGTTTGGATACATGATAATAATATTGTACATAATGTTCAAAATACAAAAGTAGAAGGATCAATTATTCTAGAATTCAGAACTGAAACTGCTATTATAGAAGATAATGTTTTTGCTAATAAAACTTCTGGTGTTTCTTTTAATACTAGAACCCCAACAAACGGAGGAAATGATAGAGATAATATGGGAAGCATGCCGTCAGGAGGTTTTAGTTACTTGACTGATAATATTATTAGAAATAATGTTTTTTATAATTTTTATAATGGATCTGGTATTGGAAATAGATTTTTTATAGGAGTAATTAGTGAAGGAACTGATGATCCTAAAATAAATAATATGCAAATCTATAATAATACTATGATAGCAGATTCTTCAGACCCTATAGATACAGGAATAGATTTGTCATCTATGTCTGCTGCAGGAGGAGATGGACAAGGTATATATATAAGAAACAATATAATTAAAGGATTAACAGGAGCTTGGTTAAGAGGAAGTACAACTAATACTCATATAAATAATTGTATTGTAACCCATAATGATGTTTATTTATGTGGAAATGGAAATATTCCTGATTGGCCTGCAGGTAATCCAACAAATTATACTTATAATAATAATTTAAATATAAATCCTTTATTTACAAATACAGGTAGTAATGATTATACATTACAATCTAGTTCTCCTTTAATAAATGCAGGAATAAATGTTGGTTTACCTTTTAATGGTTCATCCCCTGATATAGGTTATTATGAATTTACAGAAGTAGGAAACAATATAATATTACCAACAATGATTGTTAGTGGTAGAACAGGTATATTAGTTGGTGGAATAGGTAAAATAAAAATAAATTAATATTTATCGATATGGCAATATATTATTCAGATTCAGGTAGTTTTAAAGTATTAGAAGCAAATTCTATAACAGGTTCCTTAACAGGTTCTTTGTTAGGAACTGCATCTTATTCTGTTACTACTTCATATTGGTCTGGCAGTATAATTAATGTTTTAAGTTCGTCTTATTCTACAACTTCATCCTGGGTAAATTTAGCACAAACAGCATCTTATTGGAGTGGAAGTATTACAAACGCATTATCTGCTTCTTTTGCATCAACTTCTTCTTGGGTTCGAAATTCACAAAGTGCTTCATATTGGTCAGGTAGTATAATAAATTCTTTAAGTTCATCTCAAGCAGAAACAGCTTCATGGGTTAAAAATGCTCAAACAGCTTCATACTTTTCTGGTAGTATATCTAATGCAACAAGTGCATCATATGCTATAACAGCAAGTTATGCTGCTAATTCTACTCTTTTTCCTTTTACAGGTTCTGCCAAAATATCTGGAAGTTTAGATATTAAAGGAAGTGGATCTGTATTATTTTCAATTTCAGGTACTAATGGACCTATAATAGAAGTAAATGATTCAGGTTCATCAGAAAATATATATGCTATATTATCAGGTAGTGTTTATGTATTTCAAGTAATAACTGGAAGTGTTGTTATAATTACTGGTTCTCTTAGAGTAAGTGGTAGTATAACAGGTTCATTATTTGGTACATCTTCATATACTACAACAGCATCTTATTGGAGTGGAAGTATTACAAACACATTATCATCAAGTCAAGCAGAAACAGCTTCATGGGTTAAAAATGCTCAAACAGCAAGCTACTGGTCTGGTTCAATTACAAACGCATTATCTGCTTCTTTTGCATCAACCTCTTCTTATTTAAATAATTTAAATCAAATATTAAGATTAACAGGAAGTTTAATAATTTCAGGATCAATAACAGGTTCTTTATCAGGAAGTGCTACAACTGCTTCTTATGTTCAAAACGCACAAACAGCATCTTATTGGAGTGGAAGTATTACAAATGTTTTAAGTGCATCTTATTCTTTAACTGCATCCTATTGGAGTGGTTCAATTATAAATACTTTAAGTGCTTCTTTTGCATCAACAGCATCATGGGTTAAAAATGCTCAAACAGCTTCATACTTCTCAGGAAGTATTTCAAATGCAATAAGTTCAAGTTATTCTTCAACTGCTTCTTATTTAGAAGGTTCTATTACAAGCGCAAGTTTTGCATCAACTGCAAGCTACTGGTCTGGTAGTATAACAAATGTATTAAGTGCTTCATTTGCTCAAACAGCAAGTAGTGCAGATAATTTTTATATAAGAAATAATTTCCAAATAAGTCAATCTATATGGAAAAATAATAATACTTCTTCTGCAACTTCTAGTTCATTTACTATATCTGTAAATAATACAGGTTCATTTAATTCAGCATTTTATAATTATACAATATTTTCAGGTTCAAATACTAGAGCTGGACAATTTATTGCTGTATGGAATACTAGTAGTATACAATATACTGATATTTCAACATTAGATATTGGTAATACATCCTTAGTAGTATTAACAGCTTCAATAAATAATTCAAATATTATTTTATCTACAGTTTTACCATCTGAAAATTGGACTATTAGAACAGTAATTAATCTTTTATAATATTTATTATAAACCCGTTTTAGGGAAAGTGAACTAAAACAAAAATAATGCCAAACGAATTTATAGCTCGTAATGGGTTAATTGCCCAAAAAGATTCATCAATAACAGGTTCTCTTAATGTAACCAATGGAATAACAGGTTCATTATTTGGTACATCTTCTTTTGCATCAACAGCATCATGGGTTAAAAATGCTCAAACAGCTTCATACTTTTCTGGATCAATAACAAATGCTATAAGCGCATCATTTGCTACAACTGCTTCTTATTTAGAAGGTTCTATTACAAGCGCAAGTTTTGCATCAACAGCTTCATATGCTATTTCCGCATCGTGGGCTCCTAATAGTGGAGGTAGTATTACTACAAGTGATAATTTGTTTATAGTAAATGGAAGTGTATTATCTGCAAGTAAAGCATTAAATATTCTTACAGATAATACTACTATAACATGGTATGTTTCATCTTCATATAATGCTAAAGTTACTTTAGGAGGAGCTACTAGATCTTTAGTTATATCTGGGTCACAAGATGGAGATTATTATAGTTTACTTGTAGTTCAAGATTCAACAGGAAATAGAATATTATATGTTCCTATTGATAGTTTAACAAGCAGTTCAGTTAATTTAAATCCTTCTCCTAATTCTAGCACAACATTAGTAACATGGTATAGAAGTGGATCTTATGAGTGGAGAAGTACAGCTTCTACTCAGAGTAATTCTCAAATATTATCATCAAATTATACTACTGCTGCTACATCAGCTTCTAATACTCCTTTAGCTTTTGCAATCCAGCCCTTTGAAGCTTATTATTGTGTATTAGAAGGAAGTTGCCAAAAAGCAACTACTGCTACTGGTTTAAAATTTGGAATAAGTACCCCTACTGGTTCTACAATTTTAGGAGAACAATGGGGACCTGGTACTTCTAATTTAACTATGGTAACTAGAAGTTTAATAACGTCATCAAATCTATTACAAACAATAAATACAGCTACTGGTTTAAGACAACCTTTTAGATTAACATTTATGGTCCAAAATAGCAGTAGTGCAGGATTTGTAACGATACAATTAGCAACTGTTACTAGTAATGTTGCAACTTTATTTTCTGGATCTCGTTTTATATATGAGAAAGCAAATATGGTATAATTTATGAATCCTTTACAATTATATTTTAATAGTTTAAAAAAATCATCTATTAATCCTGTAGGAAATATAACCTATGCTACATGGAATTCTAGTGATAAAGATTCTAATATTACTTTAACTAATAATAATTTAACAGCAACTTCAACTAATACAAGTAATCAAGCATGTAGAAGTACAATAGGAAAATCAACAGGAAAATGGTATATTGAATTAATAATAAATGGAACAATAGTTAATTCTGTATCTCATGGAATAGAAACTACTTCAGAATCATTATCTGCTTTATGTGGTGCTACAACAGCAGGTTATGGATATAATGATGTTGGACAAAAAAAATACAATAATGTTGATAGTTCTTATGGAACTGCTTTAGCAAATGGTGATATATTATCTATATTAATTAATTTAGATTATAAACAAATATCATGGAGAAGAAATAATACTAATTTTGGAGTAGCATTTGATGGTTTATCTTCATCTATCTTTTATGTTGCCTTTTCATCAGGGTTTGGAATAAATTCAGTAACAGCTAATTTTGGAGCTTCACCTTTTACATATCCAGTACCATTTGGTTATAATCCAGGATTATATGATATAAATTAAATTTGTTTTTTTCTAATTTTTTACTTATATTATAATAAATGAATAAATTTGTAGAAATAACTAAATCATGGGTTTCTTCACTTAATCCAACTTTTGAACAAAAAGAAATAGCAGAACATCGTATATCAGAATGTAATAAATGTGAATTTAAAAAATATATAAACTTTTTAGATACTTATGTTTGTGATTTATGCGGATGTCCATTAAAAGGGAAAATATTTTCCCCTAATAAAGATTCATGTCCTAAAAAGAAATGGAAAAAATAAATTTATATGAAAAAATTAACAAACGAAGAATTAGAAAAAATTAAAAAAATGCAAAAAGAATTTAATACTCTTGCATTTGAAATTGGTAGTATTGAAATACAACTAAATGATTTAATAAATTATAAAAATAATCTATTACAATCAATTACTAAAATCAGTAATGAAGAAAAAGAATTTACTTCATTTCTTCAAAAGAATTACGGAAATGGAAATATTGATATGGAAACAGGAATAATAACTCCCATTAATCCATAAATAGATTTATTATATTTCTTGCATTTTATATGGATTTATAGATATTTATTGATAGATAATTCTAAATTAAATTAATTACATAAAATGTCAGAAGTTATTCTTTCTCCTGGTGTATTCCAGATTGAATCAGACCAAAGTTTATATACTCAAGCCCCTGCTGCATTAGGTGCAGCTATAGTAGGACCTACAGTTAGTGGACGTCCATATGTACCCACATATGTAACTACTTATAACCAATATTTATCATTATTTGGTGATATTTTTAAAAGTGGAAGCTATTATTATGAATATTTCACATCAATGGCAGCAAGAGAATATTTCCAAAATGGTGGTAAATCATTATTAGTAACTAGAATTATAAGTGGTTCTAATAATATTAGCACTTATGCTACAGCTAACGTTTCGGCTTATAATGCTGCAAATCCTGCTTTAACTTCATCTTTTCAATTAGAAGTTCTTTCTTGGGGTAATCAAATGAATAATACTTCAAGTATGGTAAGTGGAGCTTTAGATAGTGGTTCTGCTTTAAATGTACGTTGGGAAATAACAAACGTTAATACTGGCAGTGGTACTTTTTCTCTTATAATTCGTAGAGGTGATGATAATAATGCTCAAAAGAATGTTTTAGAAACTTGGGCTAACATGAGTTTAGATCCTCAACTTCCAAACTTTGTTTCTCGTGTAATTGGTGATTTAAAACCTGTTTATGATGTAACAAATGGATATGTAAATTATACAGGTAGTTTTAAAAATGCTTCTCAATATGTTCGTGTAGCAAGTATTGTTACACCAAACGTAGATTCAATAGATAATAATGGTAATTTCAAATCTTCAATTTATGCAAATACTTTACCTGCAGTAGGTAGTGGTTCTTTTGGTGGTTCATTTAGTGGGGGAGCTGCAGATACAGGTTTACAAAAATTAATGAATGAAAATATTACTACAACAAACATTCAAGGTTTTCATCCTGATAATTTTAATATTGCATTTACTTTATTAACAAATAAAGATGAATATAGTTTTAATTTATTATTAGCTCCTGGTATAGGATTAGATACATCAGCAGCAGATGATATGATTGCATGTGTTGAATCAAGAGGTAATGCCATTGCATTATTAGATAATGGAGTGTATGGAACTACAATTACAGCTGCAACTACAAATGCTGCTGGGCAATCAAGTAATTATGGAGCTACTTATTATCCTTGGGTTCAATTATATTCAAATAATTTAGGAAAAGTTGTTTGGTGTCCTCCTTCTACAATAATGGGAGGTGTAATTGCATTTAATGATGAAGTAGGAGCTGAATGGTTTGCTCCTGCTGGTTTAAACAGAGGTGGTATTCCATCTGTAGTAAGATGTGAAAGAAGATTACAACAATCTGATAGAGATACATTATATAATTCTAATGTTAACCCAATTGCTACTTTTCCTCGTAGTGGAGTAGTTGTTTGGGGTCAAAAGACATTACAGCGTAAACCAACATCTCTTGATCGTGTTAATGTACGTCGTTTATTAATTGCATTAAAAGGATTTATTGGTGATGTTGCTCGTAACCTTGTATTTGAACAAAATACAACAGTAACTAGAAATTCATTCTTATCAAAAGTTAATCCATATCTTGAATCAGTAGTACAACGTCAAGGATTATATGCTTATAAAGTAATAATGGATGAATCAAATAACACTAATGATGTAATTGATAGAAATCAATTAGTAGGTCAAATTTATATTCAACCAACTAAAACTGCTGAATTTATCATTCTTAACTTTAATTTATTACCAACAGGAGCAACATTTCCTGGTTAATAGTTAAAAAAACAAATATTTATTAATAGAATTAAAATAAAAATAATTTATACATGCCAGTAATTAATCCCAACGAGATAATGTTCACGGCTTTTGAACCAAAAGTTCCAAACCGCTTTATTTGTTATATTGATGGTATTCCAGCATATTTAATTAAAAAAGCAACTGCCCCAGGATTTGATGCAGGTGAAATTATATTACATCACATTAATGTTTACCGTAAGGTTAAAGGTAAAGTAATGTGGAAGGATATGTCACTTGAATTATATGATCCTATTACACCAAGTGGAGCTCAATCAGTAATGGAATGGGCTCGTTTAGCACATGAATCAGTTACAGGTAGAGATGGTTATTCAGATTTTTATAAAAAAGATCTTACAATAAATATATTAGGTCCAATTGGAGATATTGTTGGTGAATGGATAATTAAAGGTGCTTACGTAAAAACAGCTGATTTTGGTGAATATGATTGGGCATCAAGTGATCAAGCAATTAATATTAATATGACAATTACTATGGATTATTGTATCTTAAATTATTGATAAATAAATATAATTATTTAAAAAGCGTTTACCTATTTGGTAAACGCCTTTTCTTTACATATATTTATATACACAATGTATTTTATGTTAGATATATTATTTTTTGTAATATTCCTATTAATTAATATAGGTTTAGCTAAAATTGATTCTAATTTAATTAAAAAAGGTAAAAAAATAAGACACGGTTTAAACGCTGTTATTTACCTTATTTTATTAGTTATTCCTTATTACTTTACTAAAGATTGGTTTTTAATAGGAGGTTTATCATTGTTAAGAATTCCAATATTTAATACGTTTTTAAATGGTTTTAGAGGAAAGGAACTTGATTATATAAGTGATAGTACTACCTCTATTATAGATAGAATTACAAATTGGATTCCAAAGAAAATAGGTTATTGGGTTTATAATTCAATTATATTATTATTATCATTAGTTTTAAGTTTTAAAATTTTTATTTAGTTATATGGAAGAACAAACAAAGTTTCCAACAGAAACAGTTACATTACCCTCTAAAGGATTATTATATCCTAAAGATAATCCTTTATCAAAAGGAGAAATTGAAATGAAGTATATGACAGCAAAGGAAGAAGATATACTTACAAATAACAATTATATTCGTCAAGGTACAGTAATAGATAAATTATTACAAGCATTAATTGTTTCAAAAATAAATTATGATGATTTATTAATTGGAGACAAAAATGGAATTTTAATTGCTGCTCGTATTCTTGGTTATGGAAAGGATTATACATTTAAATATCTTGATGAAAGAGGAAGAGAAAGAGAAGGATTTATTGATTTATCTGAATTAAAAGAAAAAGAATTAAATAAAGAATTATTTGAATCTGGTATAAATGAATTTAAATTTATAACTCCTAAATCAAATGATGAACTTACTTTTAAAATTCTTACTCATGGAGATGAAAAGAAAATAGAAGCAGAGATTAAAGGTTTACTTAAAATAAATCCTAATTCAAGTGCAGACGTGACTACTCGTTTAAAATATATAATAATATCAGTAAATGGTAAAAGAGAAATAGGAGAAATTCGTAATTATGTAGATAATTATTTATTAGCTCCTGATGCAAGAGCATTAAGAGATTATTATAATAAAATTCAACCAGATATTGAACTTAAATTTATCCCTGATGATGAAAACTATACTGGGGAGGGTATAGCTGTTCCTATTAGTCTTAACTTTTTTTGGCCTGACTCCGAATTATAGACCTTATTTATTTAAACAAATACATGAAATAGTATTTCATAGTCAGGGAAGTTATGATTGGAATACTGTATATAATATGCCATTATGGTTACGAAAAACTACGTTTAATCTAATAAAAGAGTATTATGATAAACAAAATGAAGAAAATGAAAAAAATATTATAAACGATAAAAGTAGTCCTAAAATAGCAAAACCTGATATACCGGATTACATAACGAAAGCTGCTAAAAAATAGCAGCTTTTTATATTTATATTATATACTAATATATTATGGATCAAATCGATTTAGAACAATATCAAGATAGTTTAAAATCTCTTAATGAAATATTAAATGCCCAAATTGCACAAATTGGACAGGCTTTTGGTAATTCATTGCAAAAATCAATATCTGAAGCAAAAAAATTAGGTGAACAATTTGAAAAAAATATTGATATTACTAAGGATTTAAATAAACAGGTTAGAAAATTATCTGATGAAAATGAAAAACTTTCATTAAAAGAAATAATTTTAAGAAAAAAATTAGATCAAGCTATAATTTCTCATAATGCTAATTTAGAAAAAAAATTATCAAAACAATTATTAGGTACAATACAAGCTAGAAAATTAAATGAACAATTAGATGCTGAATTACGTAAGTTAAAATTAGCAAACGATGAAAGAAAAAAAGCTAATGATCTTAGTACTGTGTTAGGGAAAAATATTAAAGATGCTTTTAAACCATTTTTAGAAACATTAACATTAATAGGGATATTTAAAGTATTAATAGACTCTGCTTTTCGTTTTAACAAAACATCAGTAGAAATAGGAAAGAATTTTGGTTATGGAGTAGACAATTCTAATAGATTAACATCTAATCTTGTTAGAATGGAAAGAGGTTCATCTAATGTAAATGTTAATATCAAAAATCTTTCAGATGCTATGAATGAACTAATAGCATCTACAGGATTTGTATCAGAATATTCAGAAAATACTTTAGAAACTCAAATAATGTTAACTAAACAATTTGGGTTAACAGCTGATGAAGCTGCGGGAATATATAAATATTCTATATTAACAAATAAAACATCTAAGGAAACTTATTTACAGTTTAAAAATAGTTTTGTTGCATTAAGAAATCAACTTGGTGTTGGTATTCCTTTTAAAACAACTATGGCTGAGGCAGCAAAAGTATCAGGTCAACTAGCTGCTAATCTTGGTTATAATCCTGAAAAAATAATGAAAGCAGTAGTAGCCACTAAAGCATTAGGTACTACTTTAGAACAAACTAAAATACAAGGAGAAGCTCTTCTTGATTTTGAATCTTCAATTGAGAACACTCTTAAAGCTGAATTATTGACTGGTCAACACCTTAATCTTGAAAGAGCAAGAGCGCTAGCATTACAAGGTGATATAAAAGGAGTAGCAGAAGAATTAGCTAAACAAGGTATGACTACTCTTAAATTTAGTCAATTAAATGTTATAGCACAAAAATCATATGCTGCAGCTTTAGGTTTAAGTACAGATCAATTATCTGAACAACTTAAAAATAGAGAATTAGCTATTGCTAGTGGAAAATCTTTAGCCCAAATAGATGCAGAACAAGCAGAACAAGCCGCTAGAAGACAAGATATCCAAACTAAATTTAATGCTGCTGTTGATAAAATGAAAAATATTATTGGTGATTTAGTAGCAGGTCCTTTAGGTAAGTTTTTAGAAATGATGACTAATATATTAAGTAATGCTTATGTACTTTATCCTATTATAGGAGGAATTGCTGGTTGGATTGCTGGAAAAATGGTTATGGGAATTATTAATTTTGGTAAAGGTCTTACTGCAGCTATTCCAAAAATGGCAAGTTTATTATCATTATCTCAAGCTAAAGCTGTATCTGAAATTACAGCAGCAGAAGCAATATCATTTGGTTTAGCTACTGTAGGAATTATTGCAGGTATAGCAACAGCAGTATCAGCAATGAAATCCTCTCAAGATAGTATTAAATCTATGCAAGATGGAATAATAGGCCCATCAGGAAAAATATTATATACTGGGGAAGAAGGTGCTATAAAATTAAATGATAATGATTCTATTATTGTAGGAACTAATTTAAATAATAATAAAAATAAAACAGAAAATAAATTAGATATATCTCCTATGATATATGCCATAAATGATTTAAAAAATTCATTTAAAGAATCTACCCTTAGACCTGCTGTTGCATATATACAAGGAGAAAGACCTTTTGCTAGTTTATTAGGAAAACAAAGTCAATTATTTACATCTGGTATGCAAAATCAATCTAAACTAGCTTAATTTTCCAATATTTATATTAAACAATAAAATAATAAAACAATGCCAATCATTGATCAATTACCCTTAAGTACTTTAAGTTTACAAGGTAACGGATTTAACCCACAGCCTAATCAAGCATCATGGGGATATGTTGATAATTCAGGAGATTTAAATCCTGCTCTTAGTAAACTACAAAATACTTATTCATTAAATAGTATTCCTAATGTTAAATTGAGAGATTTTAACAGAAATGGATTAGCAACTGTAAGACCAGAAGCAAGATTAGATGAATTAGATAACAATGCTCCTAATAATACACAAGTAGGAACTCCTGGTTCAGTAGTATCTCAAATTTATAAATCTCCTATAGGTCGTCAATATAAACAATTAGGTCCACAACCAGGTAGATATTAATATTAAATGCCAGGATTATTAACTTTACATACTGATTTAAAGAGCCTTAAATATGGTTCTGATAGAAAAGGTGGTGGGGATAGTGGACAACCCTATATAAAAACAGATATTAATAATATTGATAATTTACCTAATGTTATTAGATTTAATAGTATTGATGACGGTCTCATTAGAGGTGGAACTATTGGAGCTACGACTTCTTCTACAGTAGATACCCTCAGAATAGGAAAGTTTCTTAAGGATGTTCCTAAAGGATTTCTATTTGTTAATAGACAAGTAGGATTACAATTATCTAACCCAAAATTAGAACATAGAAAATTAAATATAAACAGACCAACTTCAGGTCAAGGATTTCTTACAAATGTAGGAAATTTTATTTTAAATACTGCTAATACTATAGAAAATGCAGTAGGTCCTACTCGTGTTTATAATCTTGGAATTAATACATTAGCTCAAATCCCAGTAAATGCTTTTGGAGGTCATATAGTAAGACATGGTTTTCTACCAATTTCAGATTCAAGTAAATATTATGGTCCTGTTGTTTATGATAATAATTTTTTAAACAATAGTAATAGATTAATTGATTTAAGTAAAAAATTTAAATTAGGAGATCAAAAATTAAATCAAATAATTAATAATCCATTAATTAATAGAATAAACCAAATTTCAGGATTTATTAATAATATATTTGGTACTTCATTACCATCAATTAATCTTAATAATAAAGAAACAATAATTGATGAATATATTGGAGGACCAAACTCTGTATACGGTATTGGTAAAACTACTATTAAAAGATATGATAATACTGAAGACAGTTTCAAAATAACTCTTTTAAAGAATTTTAGTAATCAATTTGCAGGTAAAACTAGAGATATTAATGATGGTCCTAAAGATATTAATTTAAAAGAAGTTATAGGAAAAGGAAATAATTCGATATCAGAATTTCCTGGAATTTTAGAACCTGAATTACCAAGAAATGTTTATGGTAATATATTAACATATAGTAATATATCTAAAATAAATAAAAATCAAAAAACAATTCTTGCAACAACTTATGGTATTGGAGAAAAATTAATAGGATTATCAACTTCCTCAGCAGTAAATCAATTTAATATTATAGCTACAGGATCAGAAGGTAAACCTTTGATTATATCAGGTAGTATAGCATATTCTTCAAATACAATTCCAGGTGGAAAAATTAAATATATTAATACATTAGGAGATGCTGTTATTATTAATAAATCTAATTGGAAAGATGCTTCTCGTGAAATAAGAATAGGAAGTGGAAGAAAGGATTTTATTAATTTAACTCCTATATTTACTTCAACTATAGGTTCAAATGGTTTAACAGTTACTATTGAAGGTAAGAATTATACAATAAATGATTTAGTTAAATTTAAAATTGAAGCAATAAATACAGATAATCCTAATGAAAGTGATTTTATGATATTTAGAGCTTATATTACTAGTTTTGAAGATGGAACAAACGCTGCTTGGGATCCTATAAAATATATAGGAAGAGGAGAAGAATTTTACATTTATAATGGATTTACTCGTAAAATAAATATTGGTTTTAAAGTAGCAGCTTTATCATCTAAAGAAATGGAACCAATGTATCAAAAACTTAATTATTTAATGAGTAATCTAATGCCTGATTATAATAATAATTTAATGAGGGGTCCTTTTTCAAGAATGACAATTGGAAATTGGATAGATAGCCAGCCAGGTATAATAACATCATTAAACTATAATGTATCACAAGATTCTCCATGGGAAATAGCTATTAATGAACCAACATTAGAAGGTTCAAAAGAAATGGTATTACCACATATAGTAGATGTTTCATTATCATTTATTCCTATTGGTTCTAAAACTCAAAATAAAAATTTAAATCCAAGAAAGTCTCCATTCCAATCAAATATAGCTCAAAATTATAATGGATTAAATGAAAAATCAAATTATATAAACCCAACAGGATCTTTAAAAAGAGGAATTGTAGGAGGATTTCCAAATATAATTAATTAAAAATGGATATAAATAGAACAATATTAAAAACAAATAATAATGTTTCTTATTATAAAGGAATAGCATATCCTAATATTCCTTTATCTGAAAATGATGTATATATTATTACTACAATAGGAGATAGACTTGATTTAATAGCAAATGATTACTATAATGATAGTAGTTTATGGAAAATAATAGCAATTGCTAATAATAATATAACAAAAGGATTTTTATTTCCTGAACCAGGAACTCAATTAAGAATTCCTTTAAATATTAATAATATATTAAAACAAATTGATGTTTTTAATAAATCAAGATAAAATGTTATGTCAATTTTTAAAGATACATTTCCTGAATTTGTTTCCACACAAATAAAAAAACGCCAGGACACCTTCATGGTAAGAAGAAACCCTCAGGACCTTTCTTATATTAATTCTAGAAAAGCATGGGTTAGACTTACATCAGGTGTTAACACTGAAGATCCTCCAGGTTCAGGTAAATATACAAATACGTTAGCAAAACAATATATTCTTCACGGTGGAACTCTATTTAATATAAATGATATTTCTTCTCAACCATTTACAGGTTCTCTTAGAAATGGTATAGGAAATGGTTCTGAAATGGTTTATAGTACTACAACCCCATCAGGAAAAAAACACAGACTTGGTTTACGTCCAATGCCAGGAATTACAAATGTAGATATTAAGAGTAAATCTGCTTATGGTTCTCTAAGAGAGGCTACTATTAATTTTGTATGTTGGGATATACATCAATTAGAAGATTTAGAATTATTGTATATGAGACCAGGTTTTTTAGCATTACTTGAATGGGGATGGAGTCCTTATATTAATAATAATGATAATTATACTACAAGAATAAATTTTGATTCAAATATTTTATCTGAAAAACCTTCAGGATCATTACAAGATATATATAAAGAATTATATAATAATAGTATTAATCAATCAGGAAATTATGATGCTTTATTAGGTTTTATTAAGAACTTCCAATGGTCTTTTAGACCAGATGGAGGATATGATTGTGTTACTACTATTATATCTCCTGGCGAAATAATAGAATCATTAAAAATAAATTATTCAACCCCAGAAATATCAATTACTGATAAAAGAACAGGTTTATTAGGAATAGATTTAAGTAACCAAAATTTATATCCTTCTGGTAGTCTTGAAAAAATATATGATAGAAGTAAATTAGCAGGAATATTATATGAAATTTCTTCTTATATGGCTAATAATGTACCTGTAAGAAATTTAAAAGATAAACTAAATAATATAAATGCTAAAGATTTTAGCAATACCCTTATTGATGGTGATTATTATAATTTATTTGCTTATCAAATAGATATTAATAATGAAGAAAATAAAACAGTTCTTCCTAATAATAATATATGGCAATATTATATTACATTAGAATCATTTTGTAATTTATTAAATAAATATATTTTATTAACTTCCGATAAAGGAAATATTACAAAACTATCTACATTAAATAGAGGATATGAGTTTGTTAAAGATCCTATTTCTACAATTTCTAAAGCAATAGAAACTCAAAATTATATAAATTCAATATCTAAATTAGGATATGAAGGAGCATCAAAAGAATTATCTATAAATAATATTTCGTTATTAAATAAAACATCATTACAATGTTTAACACATCCTTTTCAATTATCTGTTGATCCTTCAATATGTTTAATTAATTCTCCTGTATGGAGAAATGGATTTACATTTCCTAAACAGAATTTAAATCAAGATGATATTAATGAATCAATAGGTACATTAGGAAATATTGATTATTCAAATGATTCTAAATTAATTCTTCAATCTATAAACTTAAAACAAAAAGAATCAATTATTATTGATAATATTAATAATTATTTTAAATCTAAAAATACTGAAGAATTAAGAAGAAAAGCATTAGAACAACTTATTATTGAATATGAATTAACAAGAACAAAAGTTATTATTCCTACTATTATTCAAATGGGAAGAACTGGAAAGGTTGTAAAAAATGAAAAATTATTAATATTTAAAGATTTTATATTAAGACAAGGTTATCTTAATATTATTAATTCTATAATAAATAATGCTCCTACAATAAAAGAAAAATCTATATTTCAACTTTTATTAAGTGGAGATTTAACAAAAATACAAGATTTAAAAGATAAAAATGAAGAAGTAAACAAAGAATCAGAAAAATTAAGTTTAGATTCTAAAACAAGTTTACCGTTTATGAATTATCTTCAACCCTATTTTAAAGATGATAGTATTAATAATGGTTTAGGATATATTTCAAATATTTATATTAATATAAATTATTTATTTCAATTAATATTAAATCAAAACTTAGAAGTAATAGATAAAAAAGAAAAAAATGATATTAATTTATATGATTATCTTAAAACAGTTTTAAATTCAGTTCAAGCAGCTATTGGAAATGTTAATAATTTTGATATTCATGTAGATCCTATTGATAATATAGGAAGAATAATTGACATAAACTCAACAGTAGAAGATCCTATTGATACATATAATAAAGCAACTATTATAGAAATTCAAAAAGCAGATAATATAAGTTCTTTTGTTAGAAATGTAACATTACAATCTCAAATATTCCCAGAACAAAGTTCTATAGTTGCAATATCAGCAGGAAATGGAGGAGGAGTAATGGGTTTAGATAATAATACTTTAGTAGGATTTAATAGAGGAATTCAAGATAGAATAATGAATAATAAATTTTCTCCTCCATTATCAAATATTCCTACTATTAACAATCAAATAAAAAGTATTGGTCAAGCTATGGGTAGATTATCTAATTTTGTTAGTGAATTAAAATATAGTTATAATACTAGTTTATTTAAAGATAATCTACATGCTAAATATAGTAAAGATAATTCTAACAATTATAAAAATACTTTAAAAGATATAATTAATTATACTAGAGCATTAACAAATGATCCAAATCAATTTAGATCAATTATTCCAACAAAATTATCTATTTCAATGGATGGATTAGGAGGTATTATAATAGGAAATATATTTAGAATACCGAATGAAAATCTTCCATTAGGATATAAAGAAGGATTAATTGGAAGAAAAGTAGGGTATATAGTAACAGGATTAAGCCATAAAATATCTATTAAAGATTGGGAAACAATAATAGATGCTCAAACAATAATATTAGAAAAACCTGATAATAAACAAACTTTTGATTATAGTAAAATAATTGTTCCTGATTTAGAAAATAAAGGAGGATACAAATTTGAAACACCAGAAATAATTAATAAAGAAATACAAATTAACCAAGATATAACAAAGAAATTTAATTCAGATAATATTACTACCGCTGTTAATTTTTTCCTAAATAAAGGATTTACTGATTATCAAACATCAGCAATAGTAGGTTCTTTATTACAAGAATCTGATTTATCTCCTACTAATTCTAATCAATTAGGTGCTTATGGTATAGCACAATGGTTAGGAAAAAGAAAAAGAAAATTACAATTAAAACAAAATTATAATACAATTGATACTCAATTAGATTTTATTATTGAGGAATTTAATGGAGATGAAAAAAATGCTTTTAATAAAATTAAAAAGTCTAATAATATAGAAGAAGCAATATTAGGAATGGCATCATATGAAAGATATGGAGGATGGTATCAAGATATAACATTTGAAAAATTATTAAAAGCATCTGAAACAGGTAAAAGAATAGATTATTCTTATGATATATTAAGAAGAATTAAATTAGGAGAATTTAAATAAATATGAAAATACCAGGAAATCAAATTAAAGAAAATTTATATACATCGGGTAATGAATTTGTTGAAAAAAATTCATATAGACCTTATAAAGGAGATTATTATGAATATAATGGTAAGTTTTTTTCAGGAAAAACATTTAAAGCAAATGCTATAGAAATAATTAAAATATCTCCCGAAAGCAATAAATTTAAATCTTTTGATTCTAATATTACTAAATATTTTTATAAATCATCTGATGCTACAAAAAATTTAATGATAAATAATACCGAAGTTAAAGGTATTCATTTTGTTCCATCTGATGAAATTTTACAAAAAGGAGAAACTATTAGATATTTTGTTAAAAATGAAAGTATATTTCCTATATTAATAAATGAGGTGGAAGAAGAAAATTATAATAATATTAATAATCCAATTTATTCAAAAGCATCATTGAATTGGAGCGTAAAAAATGGATTTGATTATAATGAAGTTAATAAGCTAGATTCAACATATATGAAAGGTATAAAAACTTTTTTGTTTAATTAAGATTTTTATCGTATATTTAATTTATAAAGGTTATGAAAATGTTCTATATAATTGAAAAACAAGAGCAATTAAATAAACTAGGTTCATTTGGAGATTGTTATATTTCGTTTATAAGAGAAAACGATAATTATCATCCTAAATTAAGTCCTCTTAGTTTAGTTTATATTCGTGATATAACACAACATAAAGGTTATATATTATGTATTAATCATAATGAATCATTATCTTTATCAGAACAAGATGTTAAATTGTGGTTATTAAATAATACTTCAAAATTATTTGTTTTAAACAAAAAGGAAGCATTATATAATTTCCCATATCCACAAAAATTATTCGATATTAATTTTATTGAACAACCTGATTTGTCTGGATTAGATATCACTGCGATTAGATATTATTATAATACTCATGAAAACTACCCGAACATTAATCGGCTAATTCCTATTAGTAAACATTATGAAAAAAACGAATTAGTATTTAATTTAATATTCCCAATAATTAAAAAATACCAAGCAGAAGACGCTGTTTATGCATTTAATAATGGTCCTTTAACTACAGTATTCTACAATATAGAAAATCAAGGAATTAAAATAGATAAGGAATGTTTCATAGATTGTTATGGCGAAATGCTTAAACATCCAGAATTCAGCATAAATAAAGGTAAAATATATAGTCATTATAATTTATATACATCTACAGGACGTCCTTCAAACACCTATAATACAATTAATTTTGCTGCATTAAACAAAAATAATGGTGAAAGATTATGTTATAGACCTGAAAATGGAATGTTTGTTGAAATGGATATACAAGGTTATCATCCTAGATTAATAGGTGAATTAGTAAATTTTAAATTTGATGAAAAAAATACTTATGAAACTTTAGGTGAATTATTAGGTGTATCAACCCAAGAAGCAAAAGAACTTACATTTAAACAATTGTATGGTGGTGTATGGAAGAATTATCGTGATAAACCCTTTTTTAAAGAAGTATTTGAATATACAAAAAACATATTTAAAATATATCAGGATATAGCATGTATAACTAAAAATAAAATATTTATTCCTGGTGAAATTAAATCAGCTCCTACATTATTAAATTGGATAGTTCAAAGTATAGAAACATCAAAAAATGTAGAAATATTAATTAATATTCAAAATTACTTATCAGATAAAAAAACTAAATTAATATTATATACTTATGATGCTTTCTTATTTGATTATAATAAGGAAGATGGTAATGAGTTATTAACAGAAATAAAAAATATAATTAAATATCCTGTAGGTATAAAACAAGGCAAATCGTATCATGGTTTGAAGAAAATATAAATATTTATGATGGAACAATTAAATGAATTTTTTGATCTGAATAAGCTATTTCTGACATTCACTTCAGCAGTTGAGCTGGAGGAAACAGTATCAACAATTAATCGTAGATATTCCATTTTGTTTGGTAAGATTTTTGTATTAGAATCTCCTCAAAGTGAAGAATTAATGTGTACATATAACATTGACACAGGGAATATGGCATCCTTACCAATACCTAGTACTATTTTACTTCATCGTAAAAAAGAAAGTAATACTCTTTATACAATTAATGCTTTAAATACATTAATTAGATCTCTTAATAAAGGTTATTTAGATAAAAATTATGTTGTGAACTGGCAGGATTATAAAAATAGTATTTTATTAACAAATGGTCCTGATTTGCGTAAACTAGATACTGCAATACATAAAATAATAGATTTTAATAAATGATATTTTAGTTTTCTTTATATATTTATATTCGTTCAAAATTTGACTAATTAAGTGAGCTTGGTCTCCTAAAGTAAAAGTCATATATTATATTTTAATCATAGATTAACTAACATAAAACACAATTATCATGGACTTAAGTCTCATCAAAGAGAAGTTAGCCGCTTCGCAATCAAAAGGCCAAAAGAAAGAAAAAGTAGATTACTCAAAAATCTTCTGGAAACCAAAACCAGGTAAACATCAAGTAAGAATTCTCCCTTCAAAATTCGACAAAGCAAACCCATTCCGTGAAGTATATCTTCATTATGGATTTACAAAAGGACCAATTTTAGCATTAACTAATTGGAATGAAAAAGATCCTATTGCTGAATTTGCAAAAAGTCTTCGTAAATCATCTGATAAAGAAGATTGGGCCTTAGCTAAAAAAGTAGAACCAAAATTACGTTATTTTGCTCCTGTATTAGTACGTGGAGAAGAAGATAAAGGAGCTCGTCTTTGGGAATTTGGTAAATTAATTTACGAACAACTTTTAGGAATAGCAGGAGATGATGATTATGGTGATTATACTGATATTACTGATGGACGTGATTTTACAGTTGAAGCTGTAGAAGATGTTGTAGCAGGAAAAAAAGGTATAAAGTGTACTCTTAGAGTAAAACCAAAAACATCTGCAATATCAGATGATTCTACATTAGTAGAAAAAGTATTGGAAGAACAACCAGATATTCTTTCTATTAATAAACGTTATACTTTTGATGAATTAAAAGATATTTTAGATAAATTTTTAAATCCTGAAGAAGATACTGAACATCCAATAGCATCTGAAGCAGATGAAAATGATGAAGAAGATGATCTTGAAAAGGTTTTTAAGGAAAAAGAAGCTAAAAGTGCTACTAATAAAAAATTAGTAGAACTAAAAGTTAAAAAATCAACTTCTAATAAGTTTGATGAATTATTCGAAGATAGTAAATAATTAAAACTTAATGTAATTTTATGGAGAGTAAAAAAAGAGGAAGAAAACCTAAAGGAGAACCCGCTGCTAAAGAATTAAAAAATACTCCATTAGGTGAAATTATTAGTTCCTCAATAAATAAAAATAAATTTGATTTAGATAACTACAAAAAAAGTAAATTTTTAGATCAATCTTCAAAATTCAAAAAACAACGTTGGTTACCGTTTTCAAAAGCATTACAAGATACTCTTTCCATTCCTGGGATTCCTTTGGGTCACGTATTTGTGACCCGAGGAGGTTCAGATACTGGTAAAACCACATTGTTAGTAGAAGCAGCAGTAGAAGCTCAAAAACAAGGAATACTACCTGTATTTATTATTACTGAAATGAAATGGGATTTTGCTCATGCCCAAAAAATGGGATTACAATGTGAAGCAATTCCAGATGATGAAACTGGTGAATTAATTAATTATAAAGGATTTTTTCTTTATGTTGATAGATCTTCTTTAAATTCAATTGAAGATGTATCTACATTTATAATTGATACTTTAAATGAACAAAAAAATGGAAAATTACCTTTTGATCTTTTATTCTTATGGGACTCAGTAGGTTCAATACCTTGTAATATGAGTATAGAACAAGGTAAAAACAATCCAATGTGGAACGCAGGAGCAATGGCAACACAATTTGGTAATTTTGTTAACCAACAATTTCCTTTATCTCGTAAAGAGAAATATCCTTATACTAATACCTTACTTGTTATTAATAAAACAGGTGTACAACCAGCATTAACTGTAATGTCACAACCTAAAATGACAAATAAAGGTGGTAATACTATGTATTGGGATGCTACTATAGTAACAACATTTGGTAATGTAACAAACAGTGGCACTTCTAAAATTAGTGTTCAACATGAAGGAAAAAAAGTTGAATTTGCAAAACGTACTAAAATAGCAATTGATAAAATTCACGCTGATTTAGGTATTGCAACTACAGGAACAGTAATTGTTACACCTCATGGTTTTATTCCAGATACCCCTCAAGCAATTAAGGATTATAAGAAAAAACATGCTCATGAATGGTTTAATGAAAAAGTAGATGTTTCTAAGCTTATTCAAATTGAAGACAATAGTGAATGGGAAGAAAGTAAAAATATTTCTCCAACAATTGAAGTAGATAATGAAGAATAAATATAGTGAATTATTATCCCAAATAAATAATAACCCTAGAAATGTAGAAGAATCTATTTTAATAATAGATGGGTTAAATACATTTTTACGCTCATTTACTATAATACAACATTTAAACCAGTACGGTCATCACATTGGTGGTCTTACTGGTTTTCTTAAATCAATAGGTTATGTAATCAAAATTACAAATCCAACTAAAGTTGTAATAGTATTTGACGGAGCAGGCGGTTCAAATAGTAAACGTAATCTTTACCCTGATTATAAAGGACATAGAAACAGTCGTGTAACTAATTTTAGTATATTTGATACTAAAAAAGATGAAGATGAATCAATTAAAAACCAAATGGAAAGGTTGATTCAATATTTAAAATGTTTACCAGTTACAGTAATTTGTATTGATGGTATTGAAGCAGATGATACAATGGGGTTTTTAGTTAATAAACTTGAGAAAGTTAAAAAAACTAAAGAAATAACAATAGTTTCTGCTGATCAAGATTTTTTGCAATTGGTGAGTAAAAAAACAAGAGTATATTCTCCAATTAAAAAGAAATTTTATGGGCCTGAAGATGTTTTGAGAGAATATAAAGTATCACATCTTAACTTTATTAATTATAAAATATTAATGGGTGATTCTTCAGATAATTTACCTGGTATTGAAAAATTAGGACCTAAAAAGATACTTAAACTTTTTCCTGGTTTGGCAAAATCTAAACCTTTAACTTTGGAAGGTATATTGAAGGAGGCTAAGAAAAAAGAAGATGAACATAATTTATATACTTCAATATTATCTCAAAGAAAACAACTTGAAATTAACAGTCAATTAATGGATTTAAAAAACATTCCATTATCAAAAGAAAATATAAAACAAATTCAATCAGAATTTGATACTCCTTATGAACTAAATACAAATGCTTTTATGCAGATGTATATAAAAGATAAATTAGGTGAATCAATACCTAATGTAAATAATTGGCTGAATCAAGTATTTGGTTCATTAAACAATTACAAATAATAAGTTACGAAAAAATAATATGACTACATTAAACAAATTAAATTCATATGGTAATGCATTCCAGATGAAAGTGTTGGGGGCTTTACTAACTCAAAGAGAATTTCTAATTAATATAATAGATTCACTTGATAGTGAATATTTTGAATCTCCTGCCCATAAATGGATAGTAGAATATATTATAGAATATTTTTCTGATTATCATACTTATCCTGCAATGGAAACAGTATCTATTCAGATTAAAAAAATAGATAATGAAGTTTTAAGAATATCTCTTATAGAATCATTACGTGAAGCTTATAAAATGGCTGATGTAAATGATTTAGAATGGGTTGAAAAAGAATTTAGTAATTTTTGCCGTAATCAACAAATGAAGAAGGCAATTATGACTTCAGTCGATTTATTAAATGCAGGGGATTATGAAGGTATTCATTCATTGGTAAGTAAAGCAATGAAAGCTGGAGAAGAAAAGAATATAGGTCATATATATTCTAAGGATATGGAACAAAGATATAGAGATGATGATAGAAATGCTTTACCCTTTCCTTGGAAAACATTTAATGACTTAACCCAAGGAGGAATGGGAGGTGGGGATTTGGTTCTTATATTTGGTAATCCTAAAGGAGGTAAATCATGGAGTATTATAGCAATAGGTGCTTATTTAGCAGAATTAGGTTATAATGTACTCCATTATAGTCTTGAATTAACAGAAGGATATACAGGTAAAAGATATGATGCTGTATTAACTGGTATACCTGTTGATGAATTAGATAAAAATAAAGATAAAGTAAATCAAGTATTAAAAAACTTAAAAGGTAAGATAGTAATTAAAGGATATCCTCCAAAAAGAGCATCATTTGATACTATTGAAGCCCATATTGAACAATTAAAAAATCAAGAAGATTTTGTTCCTCATATAATTTTAATTGATTACTTAGATTATGTAAGAACTAGAGCAAGAAAAGATAGAAAAGAAGAAATTGATGATGTTTATGTTCATGCAAAAGGATTAGCAGGTGAACTTAAAATTCCTATTGTTTCACCATCTCAAGCAAATAGAACTGGTGCTGAAGAAGAAATATTAGAGGGACGTCATGCAGCAGGCTCTTATGACAAAATAATGGTAGCAGATATTTTAATATCATTAGCTAGAGGAAGGAAAGATAAAATAAACGGGACGGGAAGATGGCATATTATGGGAAATAGATATGGACCTGATGGTTTAACTTTTGGTTCAAAAATAAATACTTCTAATGGACATATTGAAATAAATGAACAACCTTATGATGATGATGAAATAGAAAATAGTAATAAAGGAAAACAACAAGAAGATTTCAATGATGATGATAGATATATTTTAAGAGACAAATTTAAAAAATTTGAAAAAGAAGAATTAGTTTAATATTTATAAGTATAAAAATAATTTATGTTAGTAGTAAAACGATTTACAGCAAACTGGTGTCAACCATGTAAAGCTTTAGCTCCAATATTTAATGAATTACAAAGTGAAATGCATGAAGTACAATTTCAAACAATAGATGTTGATCAAAATAAACCCTTAGCACTTGAAAATAATGTAACTAGTATTCCAACTGTAATAATAGAAAAAAATGGAGGTCAAGTATATCGTTTCACTGGAGTTTTGTCTAAATCGGTTATAGCAGGGATTATTAAAAAACATTTATAAGGTTTAAAACAAGAAATTAGAATGGATATAGAACAAAATATTCTATCAGATATTACTGTCTTTTTAAAGTATGCAAAATATAATGATAAATTAAAAAGAAGAGAAACATGGAAAGAATTAGTTAATAGAAATAAAAACATGCATATAGATAAATTTCCTCAATTAAAAGAGGAAATTAATCGTTCATATAAATTAGTTCATAATAAAAAAGTATTACCCTCAATGAGGGCTTTACAATTTAGTGGAAAACCAATTGAAATTAATAATGCAAGAATTTATAATTGTGCTTATCTACCAATAGATGATTATAGATGCTTTTCAGAAGCAATGTTTTTATTACTTTCAGGATGTGGGGTTGGGTATAGTATTCAAACACATCATGTAGATAAATTACCTGAAATAAAAATACCATTAAAAACAAGAAGATATCTTATTGGTGATAGTATTGAAGGCTGGTCTGATGCTATAAGAATGTTAATGAAATCATATCTTACAGGAACACCTAAACCTGATTTTGATTATAGAGATATTAGAGAAAAAGGAGCAAAACTTTTAACAGCAGGAGGGAAAGCACCAGGTCCTGAACCTTTAAAAGAATGTTTACATCAAATACAAACAATATTAGATAGAAAAAATAATGGTGATAAACTTACACCTGAAGAATGCCATGATATTATTTGTCATATAGCAGATGCAGTATTAAGTGGTGGAATTAGAAGAGCAGCATTAATTTCTTTATTTGATCTAGATGATGAAGAAATGTTAAATGCTAAATCATCTAACATTAAATCTAAAATATTATCAAAGGATTTTTATAAATACACTGATGGTTCTGGACTTCAAATAGATGAAGATACTATTGAATTAACAGTTGAACAAAATGGAAGAATATATAATAATATATTAATAAGAAAAGATAAGGAAAATAACAAATTTTGGGATTTAGAACAATATAATTATGATGGTACTTTAGGTTGGTGGGTTTGTAATCTACAAAGAGGTAGAGCTAATAATTCTGCAATGATTTTACGTCATAAAATTACAAAAAAAGAGTTTCTTAATTTATGGAAAAAAGTAGAATTATCAAACAGTGGGGAACCTGGAACTTATTTTTCTAATGATAAAGATTATGGAACTAATCCATGTTGTGAAATAGCATTACGTCCTTATCAATTTTGTAATTTAACGGAAATCAATGTTTCAGATATTGAATCACAGGAAGATTTAAATGAAAGAGCTAAAGTAGCAGCTTTAATAGGAACATTACAAGCTTCATACACTAATTTCCATTATCTTAGAGATATTTGGAGAAGAACAACTGAAAAAGATGCATTAATTGGTGTTGGAATGACTGGTATAGCATCCGGTAAAATTTTTAAATTCAGTTTGGAAGAAGCAGCTGAGATTGTTAAATTAGAGAATGAACGAGTTGCAAAAATAATTGGTATTAATAAAGCAGCAAGATGTACAACAGTAAAACCAAGTGGAACTAGTTCATTAGTTTTAGGGACATCAAGTGGTATTCATGATTGGCATGATGAATTTTATATTAGAACAATTCGTTTAGGTAAAAATGAATCATTATATACTCATTTATTAATTTATCATCCTGAATTATTAGAAGATGATAAATTTAAACCTACAATACAAGCTATTGTTTCTGTTCCTCAAAAAGCACCAAAAGGAGCATTTACAAGAAATAATACAACTGCTTTGGATTTATTAGAACGTGTTAAAAAATTTAATATAGAATGGGTTAAAGCAGGTCATCGTAAAGGGGAAAACACAAATAATGTAAGTGCTACAATTTCAATAAAAGAAAAAGAATGGGAAGAAGTAGGTGAATGGATGTGGAAAAATAAAGATTATTATAATGGTTTATCAGTATTACCTTATGATGGTCATACTTATGTTCAGGCTCCTTTTCAGACAATAGATAAATCAAAATTTGATGAAATGAAAAAACATTTACATGAACTTGATTTAACAAAAGTAGTGGAATTTGATGATAATACAAGTTTAATGGATCAAGCAGCATGTGCTGGAAATAATTGTGAAATAACTTAAAAACATATATTTATGTATGACATATTGAAATTATTATGTATTAGTTTTATGTTACCTCTTTATGTAACATTTTTAATAAGAAAACGTAAAATTGGTTATTCTAAAGTAGATATGGTAATTGATTTTTATCCACAATTATTTAATAACAATAAAAAAACAAAACCCATGGATTTATTATTTCACGTAGGAGAATTTGTTGTAGGTACTTTAAGTTTAGTAGATCACAATACTCAACAACCAGTATCAGCACTTTTTTCAAACCCACAAAATTCATCAAGTGATGAAAATGTAGTAACAGTAGATTCTAATAACAAATTAGTTGCTATTGGAGTAGGACAAGCAGTAGTTACAATTAAATCAGATGTAGATTATACAGATTCCAATACAGGATATCCTGTACATACTACAAAAAGTGTAGAAGTAAATGTAACTGTATCAGTTGCACCTACTCCTCAAGAAACAGATTTAGTTGTTACTTTTAGTCCAGCTCAACCTATTTAATTTCATTTAAAAATTATTTTAAGTCGTCTTATTAAATATAAGACGGCTTAATTTATTTAGGCAAAATAAAAATATTATATTATTAAAAATATTAAGTTATGTGTGTAGTATCAATGATTGGTGATCATTATAATGATGAATGGAAAAAATGGAAACCATATATTCAACCATATTCTCCAACTCCAATAAATCCTGTTATTCCAAATGATTATTGGGAGGATTTTATTAAAAAACTAAATCCCCAACAACCGGCCCCTACAAGAAAAGAATTTGAAGATCTTAAGAAAGAAGTAGAAGATTTAAAGAAACTTCTTAAACGTGCTAAGGAATATGATGAAAAGAATAATGAACCTGATTGTGAAATAGAAGATAAGATAAAACTTTTAAAACAAATTGCTGCATTAGTAGGTGTAGATTTAGATGAAGTATTTAAACCTAAAGAATGAACGAAATAGATGATATAAAAGAAAAAGCATTTGAATTAGGTTTATTAGATTTATCTAAATTAACTCCTGATAAGTTAACAGAATTAAGTTCTAATTTATTTAAATTGGTTCAAAATACTGAAGAAGAAATATTAAAAACTATAGATAATGAAGAAAGTAATTAGTTTGTTAATTATTATTGGAATTGTCTTAAGTTCTTGTACTACTACAATTACAACAACAAAAACAACAGGTAAAGGAAAACATAAGGTTACAACTATTACAACAAAAAAGAAACATAAATTGTTTTAAGATGGGAAAATATTTTTCAACAAAATTATTTGATAATTATTCTGTAGCTCTTCGTCAACATAAGGCAAAACATTCTCATTGTCAATTATTGCATGGTTATGCTTTTTCATTTAAAGTTATATTTGCTCCTGTAAATCCAGATGATATAAATGGAGGTTTAGATGACATGAATTGGGTTGTCGATTTTGGTGGTTTTAAAGATCCACCAAGAGGAAACGGCCTTAAAGCATGGATGGATGATATGTTTGATCATACTTTGTTAATTGAAAAAGATGATCCTTATCTTGATTTCTTTCAAAGTGCAGCAATGGAAGGACTTTGTAAATTAAGAATTATGGATAAAATGGGAGCAGAAAATTTAGCAAAATTAGTATTTGATAAATTTAATGATACTCTCAGTAAAACAGATGGAGCAAGATGTAAAGTAGTATCAGTTGAATGTTTTGAAAATAATAAAAACTCAGCAATATATTCAGAATGAATTATAATTTCACAAATAAAATAGAAGAAGTAATTAAACAACTTAAAGAAGAGTTATTTAAAAAATTTCCTGATTGTGGTGAAGATTATACCATAATAGTTTATTTATGGACTGATGAAGATTTTAAAGTAGAATGTAGATACGGTAAATTTGATAAAAATAAAGGAATTAATGTATCACATATATTACATATGTTTACATATCATCAAGGAAAAATAGATTATGTTGCATTAGAAATAGAGCCTTATTCTTCAATGCAAATAACAGAAACAGATAATTTAATATGATAAAATTAAAAGATTTATTGTTAGAAGGAGTATACAATTATGGATGTGTAATGCTTTATTTTAATTTTCCTGAAATAAATAAAATCCATGATGCAATTGATCCAAAAGATTTATATGAAGAAGAAGGTGATAGAACGTTTGGATTAGAAGAAGAACCACATACTACTTTATTATACGGATTACATGAAGAAGTAACAGATGAACAAATTAAAGAAATTTTAAAGAAATTTACCTTTGGTCCTTGTAAAATATATAATGCTTCATTATTCCAAAATAATGATAAATATGATGTTTTAAAATTTGATGTTAATGGACCTAATTTAAATTCTTGTAATAAAGAATTAAGTAAATTACCTAATACAAATGATTTTCCTGATTATCATCCACACTTAACAATAGCATACGTTATTGCTGGAACTGGTAAAAGATATACTAAAATGTTAGAAGGTCAAAAATTTGAATTAATTCCTTCTTATGCTATTTATAGTAAACCAAATGGAGAAAAATTAAAATTTAAAATTAAAGTAAAATAGGTTATGAAAATTTCACATGAATTGCCTCTTTCATTACTAAAACACGGTTATGAATTGAATGATTTTGATTATTGTTTACCTAATTTTTTGAAACATCAAGAATATAAAGAGTACTTTCTCCAAGCTAAAAAAGATGGAAGATTTATCATATTAGATAATGGATTATTTGAAGGGTTCCATTATTCAAATAGTGAACTACTTGAATTAATAGATTTAATTCAACCAAATATTTTTATTGTACCTGATGAATGGAATGATTCTTCAACAACATTACGTAATGCTAAAACATGGGTAAATACTTATCAAAAGGCATTAAAAAATGAATATTATACTAATATAATGGCTGTGTGTCAAGGAAAAGATCTTCATGAATTAATAATATGTTATCAAACATTAATTGATTTAGGTTACAAATATATTGCATTTAATCATTCAAGTGAAGCATATATTAAAATGTATCCTGAATATGATAAATTAAAAGCCCAAAAATACGGTAGAATAGAATTTATAAGAAAATTAGCTGAAAATAATATTTTAAATGAAAATGTTTATCATCATTTATTAGGATCATCTGATTGGAGAGAATTTCAAGTTTATAAGGATTTTAAATATATTAATTCATGTGGAGCAATAGGGGTTAAATTAGATCCTGAATTACCTTATGATAAACCCAAAGCAATATTAGAAGATATAATGGAGAAAAATTTAGAAGGGCAAAAGGAAACTATTATATTTAACGTATCTCTATTTAGAAAATTATTAAAATAATATTATGAACAATTACAATTTTTTATCCCTTTATGATTATTTAGGTCATGCTGCAGGTCCTAAATTAGGACGATTAGTAAATGAATATGCTAAAATCAGAAAAAATATTCCCACTAAATTAAAACAAATAAATAATCCAAAATATAATGGATATGTTTTTACTTATCCTAAAGAATTCCTTGATGAATTTTTTGCTACAACTAAATTAATTGATAATTATTATATTGAACGTTTAAATGAAGCAGAAGAAGAATTAAAAGAAATAAATTCATTATTAATGCAAGATGCAATGATAATGATAGAGTTTGCTTTATCTGAAAACGAACATGGATTTGGATTAAAAAAAGATTAAAATGAAACAAGCAGTATTATCACTTAGTGGAGGGATGGATAGTAGTAGTTTATTATTACTATTATTAGCTCAAGGATATAAAGTAACAGCTTTATCTTTTGATTATGGTCAAAAACATAAAGTTGAGTTAGAACGAGCTAAAGAATTAGTTGAATATATTAATTTTTCTTTCTTAGAAAAAGTAGGCCTTGATGCTATTCCAAAGGAAAAAAGAGAACATTTAAATATAATAAATCATCGAATAATAACAATAGATGGTTTATCCTCATTATTAAACTCAACTTTAGTTGAAGGTGGAGAAGAAGTCCCTGAAGGTCATTATGAACAGGAAAATATGAAGGATACAGTAGTACCTAATCGTAATAAGATCTTTAGTTCAATTATACAAGCAGTAGCATTATCAATTGCTAATAAAACAGGAGATGAATGTGTTATTGCAATGGGAATACATGCAGGTGATCATGCAATTTATCCCGATTGTAGGCAGGATTTTAGAGATATGGATTTTGCAGCTTTTGTAAAAGGTAATTGGGGAGCAGAAAAAGTAAATATATTAACTCCTTATTTATATGTTAATAAATTTGATATATTAAAAGAAGCAGAAAACGATTGTAAAAAATTAGGTTTAGATTTTGATGAAGTATTTAAACGTACTAATACAAGTTACAAACCAATTAGATTTGCTGATTATGAATATAAAGGAATTAAAAAAATTGGAATCCCAACTTTTAATGAAAACCAAAATGGAATTAAATTAAACAAATATAAATGGTACTCAGATTACAAATCAGCAGCATCGGTAGAACGTATAGAAGCATTTATAAAATTAGGAAGACCTGATCCAGTAGAATATGCTGATGAAACAGGACCAGTAACATGGGAATTAGTTAAAAATTATGTTCAAAACTTATTGGATAATCATAAATAATTTACATATGAAAACACCAATACAACCAATTCTAATCCCGTAAGATTAAATTGGTTTTTTAAAAATAAAAGTTATGATAGAATCAATCCAACATGCATTAGGTTTATGTGGTGATGGACATTTTAGTTTTATGTCTTTATTTGTTGAAAGTCAAAACATTCAAAATATATTAATCTATATAAGAAAACTATTATTTAAACATTAAAACATGGAGGATTAACCTATGAAGTGTATTAAAAACAACAAAACAAACGAAGTACGTAGAGTAGAAGATATTGTAGCACAACGTAAAGTAGGTTCAACTTGGTCTTACGTTCCAAAATCGGAATGGAAAGCAGTAACAAGAGTGACACCTACTATTTCTGTAGAAGAAAAAGTTGAAAAGAAACAGAAATTAACTAAAAAAGCAGTACGTCGTTCTAAATTCAAAGAAAAGGTATGATAAAATATTTTCAATATTATCTTACATTAGAAGAAATAACTAAAACCCATCTAAAAGTATTTTGGGGTGAGAATGGTAAATATATTGGTGATTTTATAGTTGATGATGATGGATTTTTCTATTTCTGGCCTTTAAAAGATAATTGGTGGGGTTGTTGGGCAAGTTATATATTAAGAGAAATAGCAGATAAATTGGATGAATTAAATCAACCATGGAGTGATCAAATAGATCAATATTTTGAAGAACAAAGACAAAATAACCAAGCTGAAGAAAACGATATAGAATTATGAGTAAAATAGATCCAAATAAATTATTAATATCAAGTGATTTTTATAGTGTACAAGATAAATAATAAACTAAACCGTGTGGTGTAAAAGTAGCACAACTTCCGACAAGGGAAGGAGGTCGACAACGATTCAAGTTCAGCCACGGTTTCAAATAAAATAAATATGATAGACAGTAAGTATGATTGTAAAGGACCAGAATTTATCAAACCTGATAAGAAGTGGGAAGGTGTTATTAAATTAGGTGAAGTTGATGGTATTAATATATTCTATGACTCACATCATCCTGATCAGACTTTGACTGTAGAATTAAATAAAGATAAAACTGAAATGTTGTATATCATAGGTCCTTATGATGATATTGCAATTTTTGAAGGTATAAAAAAGAATATAATCGTTTCTCAAAAACCAATTACACTAGAAAGAAAAATAAAGTTATGAACAATGATTTAGAAACAATTGCAAAAAGATATTATGAAATCTACAATTCTTTTGATGGACAAACTCAATTAGTTGGTTTAGAAATAGAAACAATCAACATGTTAGCAGAAGAATTATTTTATAGTAGTGATATGGATGATATACCAAAAATATTAACTAGCATGTATTACTTAGGTAAAATAAATAAAGAACATGAAAAATAAAAGAATCATTAAGGTTGAAGTACCTAAAGAAATTTGGGACGCTGATATGTCAATATGTAATATACTCTTTGGCAGGGATATTATGGGTGCTTGGATGAGAAGTATTCAAGACGTTATTCAACAGTTGAATGACAAATAGTAACTTCTATTGAATTATCGTCGCTTTTCCAAATTTTCATATATTTATTGGAAATGCGACTATATGAAAACAGGAATTTATAAAATAACAAGCCCGACTAATAGAGTATATATTGGACAATCTACTAATATAGAACAAAGATGGAAAAAGTATAAAGATTGGGTTAACCACAATCAACCTAAAATATCTAGATCTATTTTAAAATACGGTTATGATAACCATATATTTGAGATTATTGAAGAATGTAATATTAAAGAACTAGATGAGCGTGAATTATATTGGAAACAATATTATATTGATTTATTAGGTTGGGAAAATATGTTATTCTGTCAATTAAAAGATGGTAAAGGTGGTTTTAGAAGTGAAGAAACAAAACGTAAAATGTCTGTATCTAATAAAGGTAGAATATTTTCTGAAGAATCTAAATTAAAAATGAAAATATCACGCAATAAAAGAACTATTTCTAAAGAAACAGGGCAAAAAATAAGCCAAAGCAAAAAAGGAATAAGAATAGACTCAATATTCACCCCAGAAAGAAATAACAAACTAAAAAAACCAATAATGCAATTTAATTTAGAAGGATTTTTGGTGGCCGAATATCCTTCGTATATTGAAGCTAAAAAAATAACAGGCATTAAGATGACTGAAGCATTAAGAGGAAAAACCAAAACAGCAGGTGGCTTTATGTGGAAGAAGAAAGAAGATTTAAATGATAATAATTATGATTTCACAAATAATAAATTAAAGTAAATATGTCAACAATTAGACCAGACCGTTTATTACTATCTTCAGACTTTTATAGCGTGCAAGGGGAAGGGATTAGTACAGGTGTACCCTCTTACTTTGTAAGATTAGGAATATGCAATCTAAGCTGTGGATTATCTAGAAAACACATGAATCAGATAGTTAAAGAAAAACTACTAGAAGATGGTGAAATAATAGTAGGTGATTTACACGCTGAAGGTAAGGCAACATGGACATGTGATTCTCTCTCGCAGTGGGCATGGAGAGGTGAGGATAAAGAATTCCAATACTTAATTGATCGTTGGAAAGAACAAGACATCTACGATGATATCAAAAATGGCAATATTCATATTATATGGACAGGCGGTGAACCAACAATAAAAGGTCATCAAGAAGCAATTGTTAATTTTACCAATCATTGGATAGATAGAGAAGAATCAGTGGTTTTACCGTATTATGAAATAGAAACGAATGGTACAATTTATATAGAAGATGAATTATTTTGGATTTTAGATCAAATTAACTGTTCCCCTAAATTAAACAACTCAGGTCAAGAAGAAAATAAACGTATAGTTCCAGAAGCTATTAAGCGTATAATGGAACATCCAAATTATCAATTTAAATTTGTTATTAGTACAGAGGATGATGTAAAGGAAATATTTAGAGATTTTGTGGAACCATTCAAAATACCTTTAAAAAATATTGTTTGCATGCCTGGATTAGATGATGCTTCCGATTTTGAAGAACGTACTCGTTTCTGTTTAGAAATGGCTAAAAAATATCGTTTTAGAGGGTTGACAAGATTACATATTGCTGCTTGGAATAAAACATTAAATGTATAATATGAAAGAAATTAAATTAAGTAGTGTTAAGGATATGGCTAATGCTTATTTAGAATATATTAAAATGGATTATAAATATAATACATTAAAACAATATCCTAAAATAGGTTTGAAATTTATTGAAATGGGTAAGGAGAAAGGAGTTGAAATTGAATTAGAATATGGAATGAAAGATAATGTTGCTGGGTTTTTTATTTCTGCTCCTAAATTTGACAAATCTATTTTTAAACAAGATATTTGGTTGGAAGACGAATCTGAAGAAAATTATAATAATGCAATCCAATATTTTGAAAATGCACTAAAACACCTTGAATAATATGGAGAATAAAAGAAGAAAAATTACAGGATCTGAGGAACTAGAATTAGCTGAAAAAGGTTTTGCAAATGGAATGTCAATTCAATTAGCTGGTTTAATAGCTAAAGGTGAACATCGTTCATTAAATAAAGAAGAAAAAGAAGAAATAATTAAAAATGCTGCTAAAGCATATGGTGAGTTTTTAAGAGCATTAGGAGTTAATTGGCAAGAGGATCCTAATAGTATGGAAACACCTTATCGTGTATCTAAGGCTTATGTAAATGACTTATGGGAAGGTAGATATAATTTACCAACAGATATTACATCATTTCCATCAGATGAATATGCTGGTATTGTTTTAGAAAGAGATATTCCAATAATTAGTATGTGTTCTCATCACCATCAAGCTATCTTAGGTAAAGCTCACATTGCATATATTCCAGGTGAAAATAAACAAGTAATTGGTTTATCTAAATTAAATCGAATTGTAGAACATTTTGCTCGTAGAGGCGCTATCCAGGAACAACTTACAATGGCGATACATAATGCAGTAGATAAAGTGGTTGAAGGAAATCAAGGAGTTTATGTTATGATACATTCTTATCATAATTGTGTTGGTTGTAGAGGAGTAAAACATATAGGTGCTTCAATGGTAACTGCACATCCCTCAGGTGTATTTGCTGATCACACTAAGACAGCAAAAACTGAAGTACTTGAAATGATTAAATTAAATATGGAAGGATATAAATGATATAATATGTTAAACGCAAAACAAATTTTAAACGAAGAATTACTTAAATTAGAACATTCACATGGTAAACCTGCTCAAGTAGGATACGACTTATCTCTTAAACAAGTAAATATTGTAGGTGAACGTAAAATAGATCATTCTGAGGTAGGAGGATTTGTATCAAGTGAAGTAGAAATAGGAAGAGTATTAAAAGATAAAACTAAACTTACAACTTATCAACCATATCCTATTCAGAATTTAGACGGGATAAATGGTTGGTTATTATATCCTAATACATATGATATAACATTCAATGAGGGTTGTAAATTACCTAATAATAGAGTTGCTTTTATTAAACAACGTTCTTCACTTTATCGTAATGGGGCTGTAATAAATAGCCCTGTGTTTGATCCTGGTTTTGAAACAGAATTTCTGGGAACAATAATGATAGTAACAAGAACAATATTCATAGAAGAAAATGCTCGTGTTGCTCAAATTTATTTTTATGAATGTGAACCTGCTGAATTATATAATGGTCAGTGGCAAAATGATAAACAAAGACAAAATAAATAATTAATGTATCAATCGATATATTATGATAGAAAATCCTATACCTACTTTTTAAGGGATGATGAAAAAGGATGGTTGGATTTTAAATATATTCCTGAATTATATAGAATTAACCCTAATGGAGAATTTCCTACATTAGATGGTAAATATGCTAATGCTATAAAAAAGTATGATTGGAATGATTTTTCATTATATGAAAAGGATATCGATCAATGTACTCGTGTATTAATTGATTTATATAAAGATAGTGATGATGCTCCTAAAAATCATAACATTGCTTGTATAGACATAGAATGTGTTATTGGTGGGACTCTTACTCCAGAATATATTAAAGCAGCTCCAATGAAAATAACTTCAATTTCATTGTATGATGCTAAATTAAAAATGTATACTTGTTTAATATTAGATGAAGAAAAAAAATTAGAGTATAAAGAAACAGTTAATGAACGAATTATTCCTTGTTTAGATGAAAAAGAATTAATTTTAAAATTTCTTGATATTTGGGAAGAAATAGACCCAACCATTATAACAGGATGGAATAGTGGATTTTTTGATATTCCTTATCTTTATTATAGAATATTAAATATATTAGGAGAAGAATATGCTATTCGTTTATCTCCGATACGAAAAATTAATATTACAGAATGGAATAAAACAAGTCCTGTAGAAATAGGAGGAATTAATCATCTTGACTATATGCTTTTGGTTAAAAAATTCTTTCCAAAACAAGAACCATCTTATAAATTAAATGATATAGGAGAAAAATATCTTAATTTAAATAAAATTGAATATGATGGAAGTTTAGATAAATTATTTAAGGATGATTTAAATAAATTTATAAGATATAATTTACGTGACGTTGAAATTATTATTTTATTAGAAGATAAATTTAAATTTATTGATTTGACAATTAATATTTGTCATTTATGTCATACTCCATATGAAAGAATATATTTATCAACTGTTTTAAATGATGGAGCTATATTAACTTATCTTAAACGTAGAGGTATAGTTTCACCAAATAAACCAACAACAATAAATCCTTTATTAAAGGATACTAATAATGATGATTATGCTGGTGGTTATTTAAAAGACCCAGTTCCTGGATTATACGAATGGATAATTGATCTTGATTTTACTTCACTATACCCCTCAATAATTCGTTCATTAAATATAGGAATAGAAACATTAGTAGGAAGAATTATTAATGATGGAAAATATGATGATCATTGGACTTATTCTGAATTATTAAAAATGGATCCTAATGAATATATTTCTATTGAAAAACTAAATGAAAATTTTACAACATCAAAAACCCAAGTTAAAATAGGTAAAATAATTAAATTAATAGAAGATAATAATTGGATAGTAGCAGCATCAGGTGCAATATTTAGAACAGATAAATCATCTGTAGTTTGTGAAGTATTATCAGATTGGTTTAATAAACGCACTCAGTATAAAAAATTAATGAAGGAAGCATATAAAAAAGGTGATAAAATAAAGGGTGAATTTTATAATAGATTACAACATGCTTATAAAATTAAATTAAACGACGTTTATGGATGTTATGCAATTAATGGATGGAGATATACAGATGGACATAAAATGATTTCATCTGCTATTACTTTAACTGGTCAACGTTTAGATCAAGAAGCAATTATATTTGTAAATAAATGGATAAATAAAAAATTAAAAACTAAAGATATAGATTATGTTATAACTGCAGATACTGATTCATTGTTTATTCATGTAAAAGATTTATTAATACAAAAAGGTATAGATATTCATAATAAAGAAGAATGCATTAAATGTATTTTAGAATTAGCTAATGAAATTCAAACTGCTTCAAATAAATTTATATCTGAATTTGCTACTAAGGCATTTAATTTAAAAAATAGAGAACATCATTTTGAATTAAAACAAGAAGTTGTATTAGAAAGAGGATATTTTGCTGGTAAACGTCGTTATGCTATGTTAATTGTAAATAAAGAAGGTGTAGCGGTAGAACAAATGGAAATGGTAGGATTAGATTTGATGAAATCAAATATGCCTCCTTTATATAAGAAGTTTGGTAAAGAACTATTAACTGAAATAATGGTTGGTAAACCTAAATCTGAAATAGACAAAAAAATTGTTAATTTTAGATCTTCATTAGAAAGTTTACCTTGGGGAGAATTAGCTAAACCAACAGGAGTTAAACAAATTAAATCTTATATTGCTAAACGTCCTTCACCTGGAGAAATATTTAGTGAATTTAGAAGTAAAGCTCCTATAAATACAAAAGCAGCAATAATATATAACGATCTAATTAAATTTAAAAAATTAGAAAAGAAATATAATTTATTTACTGAAGGGGATAAAATGAAATATGTTAATTTAAAACCAAATCCCTATAATATTGAAGTAATTGGTTTAAATGGTTATGATGATCCTGAATTTATTATTGAATTTATAGATAAATATGTTGATAGAGAAACAGCATTTAATTCAGTATTATTAAATAAATTAACAGGTGTTTATGATGATATAGGATGGGGAAAAGATTTTCCTGTGCTCAATGCTAAAATAAATAAATTCTTTAAATTTTAATTTGGATATTATAAAATAACATCGTATATTCAATAAATAATAAAGTTATGGATAAATCATATTTAGAAGACATAATTGAAAAATACCATTTAGGAGGTTTAGTAGAACGTATCAAAATTAAAGTTGATAAAAAAATATTAACTACTACATTCCTTTCTGTTAATAAAAACTTAGTTGGTAGTGTTGAAGCACCAAATTTTGAATTAAAGAATTGTGAATTTGGAATTTATGATACTTCTCAATTACTTAAATTAATAGGAATTACTGATAATTCTCTTATTTTAGATATAGAAAAAAATGGTAAAATATTTACTAAATTATTTATAGCAGATAATGAATATAATTTAGAGTATATTTTAGCTGATATAATGTTAACCCCAAATATTCCTCAAATTGAAGAACCTGATTATAATATTATAGCAAATGTTGATAATGAATTTATTAATAAATTTTTAAAAGCTAAAAAAGCATTAGATACTGAAGTATTTACAGTTGAAATAGTAAAAGATATTGATAAAAAAGATGTAATTAAATTCACAATAGGAGGAACTGATGGTTATACAAATAAAGCTAGTTTTACATTATTAACTACGCAAGCAAATATATTACCTGGAATTGTAGTTAAATTTCCTATTACAGAATTTTCAGAAATTTTATCAGTAAATAAAGAATTTACATCAGGTATATTAAAAATAAATGAAGATGGTTTATTAAAAATTGAATTTGAAACCGAAGAAGGAGTTAAATCATCTTACACATTAGTTGGAAAAGAATAAAAGAATAAAAGAATAAAATATGAAATTTAATCCGTATCACAATCAAGTCTTCATTAAACAAGAAGATGAAACAGAAAAAATGTATGGGAATATTATTGTTCCTGATGCAGGTAAAGAAAAACCATTAATTGGAAAAGTAATAGCAGTAGGACCTGGTGTATTTGACTTAATGGGAAAATTAATTCCTATGACTGCAAAAGTAGGTAAAAAAGTAGCATTTCCTTCTTTTGGGGGACAAAAAATAATGTTAAAAGGAGAAGAATTTTTAATATATAAAGATTCTGAAATATTTGGCGACATTGAAGATGAATTAAGTGATTTACCAAATTCTTTATCTAAAAGTATGGTGAGTGAATTACTTAATATAGAAGAAACAGTTACGATTACTAAAAAAGAATATGACGAATTAAGAGCAAAACAATCAGTAGAATTAGAATAAAATAATAAAATATGAGTAAAATATTAAGTTTTGATAGAGAAGCAAAAGAAAAATTAAAAGCAGGAATTGATAAAGTACATAAAGCAGTATCAGTAACATTAGGACCATATGGACGTAATGTTTTAATTCAAAAAGAACATGAAGTTCAATCAACAAAAGATGGTGTTACTGTTGCTAAATCAGTAATATTAGAAGATCCTATTGAAAATATGGCTGCAAGTGTATTAAAACAAGCAGCAGAAAAAACTGTTAATGGAGCAGGTGATGGTACAACTACTGCAACTGTATTAGCATATTCAATTTCATCACAAGCAATAGAAGCTACTTCATATAAAAAAACTAATGTCACTCAAGTTAAAAAAGGTATTGAAACTGCTACAAAAGAGATAATTGAAGAATTAAAAAATTTACATAAACCTATTGATGAAGAAGATCAAATTCAACAAGTAGCAACATTATCAGCTAATGGTGATGAAGAAATAGGAAAATTAGTTTCACAAGCATTAAAAAAAGTAGGAAGAGATGGTGTAGTAACAGTAGAAGAATCTCGTACAGGTGAAACATATCTTGAAGTAGTTGAAGGTATGCAATTTGATCGTGGTTATAGATCACCTTATATGGTAACAGATAATAATACTATGTCTGCTATTTTAGAAGATCCTTTTGTTCTTATAATAGATGGTAAATTAAATGCAGCAAAAGATTTGTTACCTATATTAGAAAATATATCTCAAAAGAATAAATCTCTTTTAATTGTAGCAGAGGATATTGATGGTGAAGCATTAGCAGTTCTTATTGTTAATAAAATGAGAGGAATTTTAAAAGTTGCTGCTGTTAAAGCTCCTGACTTTGGAGAAAGAAGAACATTAATTCTTGAAGATATAGCTACTATAACAGGAGGTTCAGTTGTATCATCTCAAAAAGGAATGAGATTAGACAAATTTGATTTGAAATGGTTAGGTTCTGCCCGCACAGTTACAGTAGGAAAAGATACAACTACAATTATTGATGGTAAAGGTGAAACAGAAAAAATTAAAGAACGTATAAAGGAATTAAAAAACCAAATTGATAAATCAAATTCTCCATATGAAATTGAAAAATTACAAGATCGTTTATCTAAATTAATAGGAGGTGTAGCTATTATTAATATAGGTGGAGGGAATGATATTGAAATGAAAGAAAGAAAAGATCGTTTAGATGATGCCTTACAAGCAGCAAAAGCAGCTATTGAAGAAGGAGTTGTTCCTGGTGCAGGAGTAGCATTATTAAGATCAAGAGATGTAATTGTTGAAAACAAAGATAATAATAAGGATTTTGAAACAGGAAGAGAAATTGTTTGGAAAGCATGTGTTCAACCATTTGAAAGAATATTAGAAAATGCTGGTGAATCAAAAATGCCTTGGATATTAAAAATGGATAAGGAAAGTGATAAAACATTGGTTCCTGATATTGAAAAAAAACAATTAGTAGATTCATATAAATCAGGAATAATTGATCCATTTAAAGTAGTAAGACTAGCATTAGAAAATGCTTCTGCTGCTGCTATTACTTTATTAACAACTGAATGTGTTATTCATAATAATCCTAAAGATAAAAAGAAAGAAGATGGTTTTGATATGGCAGATTTAAGTATGTAATTTCATAATATGAGTTATAAACTATTTTTAGATGATGTTAGAGAACCTGTTGAATGTGCTTCATATATGCATAAAAGAATAGGTAAGGCCAATCCTATCTATTTAGAAGAATGGGTTATAGCAAGAAATTATGATGAATTTGTTGATATTATCACTACATTAGGATTACCTGATGTAGTTAGTTTTGATCATGATTTAGCAGATGAACATTATGATTTAGAAAAAATGAATAATAAAGAAGAATATTCTAAATTATATGAATCATTTCAAGAAAAGACAGGTTACGACGCAGTAAAATGGTTAGTTGATTATCATATGGAAAATTTTAATACAAGAATAACATTTCCTGTTTGGTTAATTCATACTATGAATCCTTCAGGATATGAAAATATTAAATCATATATTCTGAATTATACAAAAACATTAAAATAAGGTTATGACAAATAAACAACATACTCTTTGGATTGAAAAGTATCGTTCTAAAAAATTAGAAGATTATATAGGGAATGATGAAGTAAAAAATCGTATAGCAGAATGTCTTAAACAAAACGATATTCCCCATTTTATATTTAATGGTCCTGCTGGAACAGGAAAAACAACATTAGCAAAATTAGTTGTTGGAAATTTGAAATGCGATTATAGATATTTGAATGCTAGTGATGAAAATGGTATTGACACAATTAGAGAAAAAGTAAAAGGTTTTGCATCATCAGCTACATTTCATCCAATTAAAATTGTGATATTAGATGAAGCTGATTTTCTTACTCAACCTGCTCAAGCAGCATTGCGTAATATAATTGAGGAACATTCAATAAATACTCGTTTTATTTTAACTTGTAATTATTTAGAACGTTTAATTGAACCTCTCACTTCTCGTTGTGAAATTCATACTTTAATTCCACCCTCAAAAGGTGAAGTTGCCAAACATATTTGTACAAAAATACTTGATGTTGAAAAAGTAAAATATGATATTAATGATGTAGTAACAATAATTAAACAATTCTATCCTGATATTCGTTCAATTATTAAAGTATTACAACAAAATACAATTAATAATAAATTATCTAATATTAAAATAAACGATAATTGGTGTAAACAATTAGTTGAAATATTGGTTAAGCGCGATAAAAACGCTTGGTACCAAATTAGACAACTTGTAGCAGACACTCAAGTAGACGATTTTCAAATCGCTTTTAGATATATGTTTGAACATTTATCTGAATTTAGTTATGGTAATGATGCTCAATTATCTGTAATATTAGATGATTTCATTTGGCGTGCTGGAGTAGTTCCGGATAAGGAAATAAATATGATGGCTTGCGTTGCTCGAATACTTGATACTACGAAGAATAAGGTTCTTTAAATTCCCTGACGGGGATAAATATTTTATTATATTTATTGGTATGATAGGTATTTATAAAATAACAAACCCAAAAGGTAAAATATATATTGGACAAAGTATAAACATTCATAGAAGAATGTTAGCTCATAAAAATTTACATACTTGTAAATGTATATTAGTACATAATTCAATAAAGAAATATGGAGCCGAAAATCATACCTTTGAATCAATAGAGGAATGTTTAAGGGAACAATTAAATGAACGTGAATTATATTGGACATATTATTTTAATGCTTTACATCCTAATGGATTGGTATTAAAAGCGGGAGGAGAACCAAACGGAACAGGAATTATGTCTGAAGTAACAAAACAAAAGATGAGTAAATCACATTTAGGAAAAAAAGATTCTAAAAAAACTAAGCAAAAGAAAAGTGATTCTGCTAGAGGAAGAGTAAAATCAAAAGAATGGAGACAAAACATAAGTGATTCTCATCCAACTAAGAAACCTGTAATACAATATGATTTAAAAGGTAAAAAAGTTAATGAATTTATATCAATAAACGATGCATTTAGACAAACAGGTATTAGAGTAGGAGATATAAGTGCAGTTTGTAATAATAAACAAAAAACAGCATTTGGTTTCATTTGGAAGTTTAAAGAAATAATATGAGTAATTTTGATAAAATAATGACAAAAGGTAATAGTCCTGAAAGGTTGGAATGGTATAATGATAACAAGAAGATGTCAGAAAAACTATACAGTGATATAGATATTTTGAATGAGAATGAAGCAGATAAAAGATTTAAGGAATTATTAAATCATCAAATGGAACAATTTAAATTAGGAGATAATATATTTTGCCATATTGATTATTTTGGAATACAAAATAAACTTGAGAAAAAATTTGGAAAAAAAGTATCTGGAGATTTAATAATAGTATCTAATTTAATAAATGAAATTAATAAATGAAAAAATAAAGTTATGGTAACAGATTATTTAGGTAACGAATTAAAAATCGGAGATAAAGTAGTTAGAGTTGGTATTAAGAGATTAATACCAGGTACAGTAATTAAATTTGGTGGAAGAGGAGTAGGTGTATTATCCGAAAGATGGAACGGAACTCCTAAATCAAAACCAGGTTATACATATTCAAATAGATTAATAAAAATATAACAAAATGAATCAACCAACTCAACTAAACATTAGTTTAGACAAAACAACAGGAATTAAATGTGATGTATGTGAAAATGAAGTATTTAAAGATGGAGTTTTACTTCGTAAAGCATCTCGATTTTTAACAGGAACTTCACAAGATGCCTTAATACCTATCCCTGTATTTGCTTGTACTAAATGTGGTCATGTAAATGAAGAGTTTTTACCAACACAATTAAGAAATAATCAATTTGAAGAAGCAGAAGAAGTAAAATAATATATGTTTAATTATTTTGTTTGTTGGGAATTTCAGATTAATAAACCTAATGGAGATATTGATTTCATAGATGTATATGATTTACCTCAACATTTAGCTGAAAGATTTGTTATTAATAAATACCCAAATTGTGAAATTATACTTTTAGATTAAAATATGAATATATTTGATCATTTAAATAATATTACCACACAAAAAGGAAAGTATTTAGGAGACGAAGGTTGGAATAATTGGATGATAAATCGTTTCCTTAGTATGGATCCTGATTATTGTGAAGTTGTAAATATTGTACAAAAGAATACTTGGCAGATGTCAGGTGAACATTTGTATAATCTTTATAAAGATCTTATTCCTAAACAATATAAATTTTTAAAATATATTAAGGCTAAGAATAAGATTGAATATGATGATGAAGAAGTATATGCTATAAGAGACTATTTTGAAGTAAGTAAAAAAGAAGCTAAGGAATATATCAACATGATGTCGAGAGAAGATATTGAAGATATAACATCACAAATAAATGGAAAAGTATACGAATCATAGTGGTGGATGTATTGGTTCAGATATGGTTTGGGAAGATGAATCGTTTTTATATGGTGTAAAGACAATCGCTTATTCTTTCAAAGGTCATGACCAATATGGAAAAAATCCTAAAGTACTTACTAATGAAGAATTAGAAGAAGGATGGATGAATGTTAAAATTGCTGAAAAAGGAATTAAACGTCCTTTATTTAGAATACAGTTTAATCTATATATTAGGAATTTATTATCAAGAAATTGGTTTCAAGTAAAAAACGCTGATGCTATTTTTGCTATAGGAAAATTTTTTAATGACAAACGTACCATAGTTGATGGAGGAACAGGATGGGCTGTTCAAATGGCTATTGATAATAGAAAAGAAATATACTTATTTGAACAAAATATAAATGCTTGGTTTAAATATGATTATCAGTCAGGTAGATTTGAACAAATGAATTGTTTACCTACTTTGACTGAACATTTTGCTGGTATAGGAACCAGAGAAATAAATGAAAATGGAATTAATGCCATTAAAGAATTACTTAAATATAATTTAGGATGAATATATCAGAAACATCATTAGATGATCAAATTAAATTTATGGAAGAAGTTAATAAATATTTAACTACTCCTTTAACTATTGCTATTATCAATTCATTAAAAGAATTAAGAGGTATTAAACAAAATCAAATCGAATCATTTAAGAAATTAATACAAGTATAATAAAATGAATAATTTAGATAAACAATATCAATCACTTTTACAAGACATACTTGATAATGGAGTTGTTAAAGGTGATAGAACTGGAATTGGTACAAAAAGTGTATTCGGAAGACAAATTAGACATAAAATGTCTGAAGGATTTCCTTTATTAACTACAAAGAAAATGTACTTTAAAGGTATAGTGACTGAATTGATTTGGTTTTTAAGAGGTGAAACAAATATAAAATATCTTGTAGATAATGATTGTCATATTTGGGATGGTGATGTTTACAAAAATTATTGTAAATATACATCTCAAAATTCTTCTGAATGGAATGAATGGATGAGAGATAATGGGGATGGAACTTTGAGTATGTTTACCCAAGAAGAATTTATTAATAAAGTAAAAACAGACGATTCATTTGCTACAAAATGGGGAGATTTAGGACCAATATATGGTAAACAATGGAGAAGATGGCAAGAATGGGTTGCATGTCCTGATGTTCATAGAATGGCTAGAGGTTCTGTTTGGCACGACCAAATGGGAATTTTAATCCATGAATTAAGAACAAACCCAGATAGTAGACGTTTAATGGTTAATGCATGGAATGTATCTGAAATTGATAAGGCAGTTCTTCCTCCTTGTCATTATGGTTTTCAGGTTTGGACAAGAGAATTAACAGCAAAAGAAAGATGGGAATGGTATGGAAAAAATGGTAATGGTGATGGATGTATTAAATTAATTGCTTTAATTCTTGATGAAAAAGAAGAAAATAATAAACACGTTCATGATTGGTTAGAAAAATGGGCTCCTAATGTTCCTAAAAGGGCAATTTCATTATCTTGGAATCAACGTTCAGTAGATACATTTTTAGGATTACCATTTAATATCGCATCATATGGTTTATTACTTGAAATATTAGGAATGATAACTAATATGGTGCCTGATGAATTAATAGGTAATTTAGGTGATACTCACATTTATCTTAATCATCTTGATGCTGTTAAAGAACAAATAGAAAGAGATTCATTTAAATTACCAAGTATTACTTTTAGTCCTAAAATAGTAAGAAATTTTCTTAAATTTAAAGGTGAATGGAAAGGAAATATTGATAAAACAATTGAATTAGGACCTGATTATGGTTATTTTAATGATATTGATGCTGTAATTAAATCAATGGAATTAAGTGATTTTAAATTACATGATTATTTCTTTCATGCTACAATAAAAGCTAAATTAAATAACTAATGACAGAACAAAACACAAACTATATGCATGTAGTACCAAATAGTCATTTTTGGACTGATATTGCAATGTTACAAAATTGGCTTACATACTCCGCTCATAGACTTTCTAAACAACAAATAATTGATCATTTAAAAATAGGATTAATTAATACTGTTGAAAATGGATACGATATTCAAAAATTAAATAAACAATAATAATGGATCAAAAACAACAATTAACATTAATAGAAACTATAAATGCTAAAGGTATTGAACTTTTAAAAACAAAAGGACATGATTATGCAGGGGAAGATGTTTTGAAAAATTTTAAACAAATGCATCAATTATGTGATTTACTAGAGATAGATTTATCTAAAGTAGAAGGTGTTCATATGTTTTATATTCTATTAAAAGTTCAAAGATTGTGTAACTTATTATTTAGTAATAAAATTGCTAAAAATGAAAGTGTAGAAGATACATTAATAGATTTAAGAAACTACACTGATTTACTAAATTGTACTTTAAATGAAAAAAAGTAACAAAACAATTTTTGATATATTAGGAAATGATAATTTTGATACCGCTACAACAAAAAAGAAAAAGAAAAAGTTATCTGAAGTTGAATTAAAAATAAAAAAACATATATCAGTTGAAATAGATTATAGTTTTCAACGTTCTGTTTCTTATTCTCAATATTCAATGTGGTCTTCTTGTCCTCATAAGTGGTATCTTTCTTATGTAGAGAATCTTAAACCTTTTGATTCAACAATTTATACTGTATTTGGTACAGCTATTCATGAAACTTTACAACATTATATTAAAACAATGTATGAAGTAAATGGAGCATCAGCTGATAGACTAGATTTAGAAAGTTATTTTCAAGAACGTTTTAGTGAAGTATATAAAACTGAATACCAGAAAGAAAGAGTACATTTTAGCGATGCCGAGGAAATGAGAAATTTTTATGATGATGGAATTGAAATTCTTAGATGGATTAAAAAAAGGAGAAATAAAATTTTTACTATTCGAAATGTAAAATTATTAGGAATTGAATTACCTTTAATTTATAAATTAGCAAATAATTTATATTATAAAGCTTATATTGATTTCGCTTTATATGATTTAGATTTAAATAAAGTTTATATCTATGATATTAAAACCTCAACGAGTGGTTGGGGAACAAAAGCTAAAAAAGATCAAGATAAATTAGCTCAAATACTTTTATATAAGGAATTCTTCTCTAAGCAGTACAATATTCCAGTAGAAAATGTTGAAGTAGAATTTTTCATTGTTAAACGTAAATTATATGAAAATGTTGATTGGGTAATTCCAAGAATACAAAGATTTAAACCACCTAGTGGAAAAACTAAACGTAAACAAGCAATGATAAAGTTTGAAAAATTTATTCATGAATGTTTTAATAAGAGTGGTAAACCAATAATTAAACAATATGAAAAAATAGTTGGCGAAAGTAGTTGTAAATATTGTCCTTACAACGATAAACCAAATCTTTGTGATAAAAATGTTGGGAAATAGATATTATATATATTTATATACATAAATATTATACTATGTCTGATACACAATTAACAAGCGTAAAAGTTCGCAAAGATTTATTTAAAGAATTTAAAGTAGAATGTGTAAGAAATAAATTTAGCATTACTAAACTAAATGATAGAGGAATGTTTCTTTACATAACAGATCAAGAATTTAGAACAAAACTCAACAATACTTTAGATACAGAATTAACAGGAAGCCTATAATCTAATTTGGTTTCCTGTCTTATTTTCCTTATATTAAAATAAAATAAAATTCAAGTTACGAATGAAAGAAGGTTATTTACCACAAGCTGACCGAAAAAAAATCCTACTCCTTTGCGATGATATTAGAATGACTTCAGGAATTAGTACAATTGCTAGAGAAATAGTAATTGGTACTGCCCATAGATTTAATTGGGTGAATTTAGGAGGTGCTATTAATCATCCAGAACAAGGAAAACGTTTTGATATAAATTCTGATACTAACAAATATGCTGAAATAGAAGATGCAAGTGTAACTTTGTACCCAATTAGTGGTTATGGAGATCCTTTCTTTTTAAAACAATTAATAGAATTAGAAAAACCAGATGCATTAATGATGTTTACAGATCCTAGGTATTGGGTTTGGTTATTTCAAATGGAACATGAATTAAGAAAAAAATTACCTATTATATATTTAAACATTTGGGATGATTTACCTTATCCAATGTATAATAAATCGTTTTATGAATCATGTGACGGTTTATTAGCAATTAGTAAACAAACAGAAAACATAAATAGATGTGTTTTAGGACCAGAAATAGCAAGTGAAAAAGTTATAAAATATGTTCCTCATGGAATTAATGAAAAGTTTTTCTTTCCTATTACAACAGAACATCCTGAATATTTAGCATTAGAAGAATTTAAAAAACAATTATTTAAAGGAAAAGAATATGATTTTACATTACTTTATAATGCTAGAAATATAAGAAGAAAATCTGTACCTGATTTAATGTTGGCATGGAAAATTTTTATTGATGATTTACCTGAAGAAAAAGCCCATAAATGTGCTTTAATTTTACATACTCAGATAGCAGATGAAAATGGTACTGATTTACAAGCAGTAAAAGATATGTTGTATGGTTATGATAAAAAATATAATATTATATTTTCTCAAGAAAGATATCCTACAAATATAATGAATTTACTTTATAATTCTACTGATGGAACTATTCTAATTAGTAGTAATGAAGGATGGGGATTATCTTTAACTGAAGCTATGATGTGTGGAAAACCAATTATAGCTACTGTAACTGGTGGAATGCAAGATCAAATGAGATTTGAAGACGAAAACGGGGAATGGATTAAATTTACAGAAGAATTTGGTTCAAATCATAGAGGAAAATATAAAGATTGTGGAATATGGGCTTACCCAGTTTTTCCTTCTAATCTATCTCTTGTAGGTTCTATTCCTACTCCTTACATTTATGATGATAGACCAGAACCATTTGATATAGCAAAACAGATTTATGAAATGTATTTTGATAAAACTGTTACTCCAGATGATTTTAAAAATTATGGAAAAGCAGCTTATAAATGGGTTACTTCAGATGAATCAATGATGTCAGCAAAACATATGTGTCAAAATGTAATTGATGGGATTGAAGAAACATTTGAAAAATGGCAACCACGTCATTTATATGAATTAATTCAAATAGAAGATTTAGAACAACCAAAACATTTCGTAAAATATCCTATAGCAAAATAATATGAAACCATTAGTAGTAATAAGTTGTCCAATTGATACCTTTTCAGGGTATGGAGCCCGTAGTCGTGATATAGTAAAATGTCTTATTCAATCAGGAAAATATGATGTTAAAATTCTCCCTCAACGATGGGGGGCTACACCATTCGGTTTTCTAAAACAAGAAAATCCTGAACATAAACAAATAATGGATTGTATTCTACCTATTCCTCAATTACCAAAACAACCTGATGTCTGGATACAAATTACAGTACCAAATGAATTTCAACAAGTAGGAAAGTTAAATATTGGTATTACAGCAGGTATTGAAACTACAATATGTGATGCAAGTTGGGTACAAGGTGTTAACAGAATGGATTTAACATTTGTTTCTTCTGAACATTCTAAAAAAGTATTTGAAAATTCTACATTTGAAGAAAGAGATAGACAAACAAACCAATTAATTAATAACATAAAATTAGAAAAACCTATTGAAGTATTATTTGAAGGAATTGATAATAATATTTACAAAAAATTAGAATCTGTAATAGATAATGATTTGAATGATATTTTGAATAGTATTAATGAGGATTTTAATTTTTTATTTGTAGGTCATTGGCTACAAGGTGAAATAGGACAAGATAGGAAAGATGTTGGGATGTTAATTAAAACATTTTTAGAAACATTTAAAGGTAAAAATGTTGGATTAATTCTTAAAACATCAGGAGGTACATATTCTATAATGGATAGAGATGATGTATTAAATAAAATACAACAAATAAGAAAAATGGTAGGAGATAAAGATCTACCAAACATTTATTTATTACATGGAGAATTAACTGATGAAGAAATAAATCAATTATATAATCATCCAAAAGTAAAAGCACATATTTCATTTACTAAAGGAGAAGGATTTGGAAGACCATTATTAGAAGCTTCTATTAGTCAAAAACCAATAATTGTTTCTGGATGGAGTGGTCATTTAGATTTTTTATCACCTGAAATGTGTATATTTTTACCAGGTCAAATAACTCAATTACACCCAACATCAGTAGTACCTAATATGTTACTTGCTGAAAGTGGTTGGTTTACTGTTGATTATAAAATGGCTTCTATTGTAATGTCAGATGTTTATAGTAATTATAAGAAATTTATAGATGGAGCTAAAAGACAATCTTATCGTTCTCGTATTGAATTCACCTTAGAAAAAATGGGAGAAAAATTATTGAAAGTATTAGATGAAAAAGTTCCAAAACCAGTTGAACTTAAATTGCCACAACTTAAACGTATCGATCTTCCGAAACTAAAGAAAATTGAGTCCGAAACTAAAGAAAATTGAATTTGTACATATTTATTGTAAATAATAAAAATGTTAATAATTTATGTTTTAGAAAAAAATAATACACCATTCTACATAGGTAAATGTAATAATATTAATATAAGATATTGTCAACATAAAAAAACATATGGAAATAATATTAAAATAAAAATATTAGAATTAGTTAAAAGTAGTGAATGGAAAATTAGAGAAAAATATTATATTTCTTTATATGAATCAAAAGGATTTAAATTAAAAAATAAAAATAAGGGAGGAGGTGGACCCACTAAACTAAGCAAAAAATCAAGATTAAAAATAAGTAAGAACAAATTTGGAAATAATTATAAATTAAAACTTATACCGAAGGGTAAAATTGAAAAATTATATAAAACTAATGGAATATATAATATATGTAAAAAATTAGATTTAACATATAATACAGTTAAAAATTATTTAGAAAATAAAGGTTTATATATTCCTAATAAAAATAGAAAAAAAGATAATAAAATAACAAAATTAAAAAAATCTGAAGCTAATAAAGGAAAAAGATCACGCTCAATAATTCAATATGATTTAGATATGAATAAAATTAATGAATTTGATAGTGCTACCAAAGCTTGTATTAGTATAGGTAAACCAAATAGGCAAACAGATATTATTACTGTTTGTTTAAAAAAGCAAAAAACAGCTTTTGGTTTTATTTGGGAATATAAAAACAAACAAAATGACACAAAATGATTTTTTAATATGGCTTAGAGGATTTTTAGAAGCAATCCCTAAAGGACATTCTCCAAATTGGGATATTTTAAAAGAAAAAATTGAAACTGTTAAAAATCATTCAATTATTATAAATTGTAATAGTACTAATATGGGTAGAACAACAACTCATATAGTAACATATAACCAAAATGTACCTCATACTTTAACTAATTAATAAAAATGATAAACGAAAAACTCATAGATTGTCCAAAATGTGGAGGAAATGCATGTTCAGAAGTATCAGATGGTAAATTAACTGTTTGGACTTGTTTTGGATGTGGGTTTACTTCTAATTCTACTTTAGAGAAAGTTAATATAGAAGAAGTAGAAATAACAATACCCGAATTATATAAAGATTTAAGGTTTATTGATGATAAAGGTTATTATTGGTATCCTACTTCAGTAATGTTAGATGATAAATCAATGGTATTTGCAGAAGGTAAAACAACAGAAGATTGGAAATGGTCAGCTGTAAAAACAAAAGATGGAAAACCTGATATGACTACTAAAAAGGAATTTAGTGAACGTGATTTTATGGAAGCTTTAGATTATATAGGTTATTTTGATAATTTAAATAATCCTAATAAGTTAAAATTTTATGTTAAAAACTAAAAAAGAAGCAGCTTATTTTGGATTTTATGTGGGTGCTGTAACAGCAATGATAATATTTGGACTTGCTGTATTTATATTATAAAAGAATAGTTAAATGAAAATTTTAAAATTTGAAATATATTTGGAACCACCTCTTTCTCCATTAGGAAATTGGCATTCTAATTTATTAATTTTTTTATTTAATAAAAGAATATATAGAAAAAATTGGGTTAATTCTCATCCTAATATAAATAAATTTTATGACAACAATTAGTTATGCAATAACAGCATGTAATGAACATGATGAATTAGAATTTCTTTTAGAACAGATAGATAGAATTATAAGAGAAGAGGATGAAATTGTTGTTCAATTAGATACAAATTCAACTCCTGAAGTTAAAGCAGTAGCTAAAAAATATATAGGAAAAACAAGACATGGTTATAAAGTAATAGAATTTACTTTAGATAATCATTTTGCTAATTTTAAAAATAATTTAAAAAATAATTGTAATAAAAACTATATATTTTTCATAGATGCAGATGAATTTATGTCTGTTAATTTAGAATTATCACTTCCTGAAATATTAGAATTAAATCAAGAAGTAGAATTATTTTCAGTACCAAGAATTAATACGGTAGACGGTTTAACTGATAATCATATTCAACAATGGGGATGGAATGTAAATGAATACGGTCATATTAATTATCCTGATTATCAAAATCGAATAATTAAAAATAAACCAGAAATAATGTGGCAAAATAGAGTACATGAAAAAATTACAGGTTATAAAACATCAGTTGAATTACCAGCAGGATATGAATTATTACATCCTAAAACAATAGAAAGACAAGAAAGACAAAATCAATTTTATAATACTTTATGATACAAGAAGATGGCTCTAAATTAACATTTGAAGAAGAATTAGAGAATTTAATTAATAAACATTCTCGAGAAAATACAAGTAATACACCAGACTATATTCTTGCAAATTATTTAACAGATTGTCTTGATGCTTTTAACCAAGCAATTTATAAAAGAGAAACATGGTATGGTAGAATAACAGAAACAAATAATAATGATTCCTCAAAAATTATATGATAAAATATATAATACAGTACCAAGAGTCTGTATTGATCTTATAATAAAAATAAATAATGGGGTTTTATTATTAAGAAGAGATATTCCTCCTTATAAAGGAAAGTGGCATTTACCTGGAGGAGGAGTAAAATTTGGTGAGACAATAGAAGAAACAATTGATAGAATATTGGTTGGTGAGGTAATTAAAGAAGAATATAATCATATTTTTAAATATGAAGTAGTAAAAGAAATGGGTTTTATGGAATTTCTAAATGAAAAAATTCAAGGGAACAAAAGACATACTATTAGTATAGTATTTTTAATTGAAGGAATTGAAGAAAAATTTTTAAAAGGTAAAGTATTTAGTAAATGTCCTAATAATATTATTTCGGTTCATAAAAAATTTTTAACAATAAATAAACTAATTAAATAATGAAAACAGCTTTAGTTTGCGGTGCAGGTGGATTTATAGGTACACATGTAGTAAAAAGATTAAAACAAGAAGGATTTTGGGTACGTGGAGTTGATTTAAAAAGAAATCAGTTTTCTGAAACAGAATGTGATGAATTTATAATTGGCGATTTAAGAGATCCTAAAATTGTAAGTTTAGTAATGTTTGCACCAAAACAAAAATCCTTAGATGATAAGGAAAACTCGTTTGATGAAGTTATCCAACTTGCTGCTGATATGGGGGGTATGGGTTTTCTTGCTTCTGGAGAAAATGATGCTAATATAATGCATAATTCAGGAATAATAAATTTAAATATAGCTAATTTTGCAACAAAATTTAATGTTAAAAAAGTATTTTATTCTTCATCAGCTTGTATATATCCTAAAAATATTCAAGAAGATTCCAATGCTGTTGCTTTAAAAGAAAGTGATGCTTGGCCAGCAAATCCTGATTCTGATTATGGAGTTGAAAAAATATTCAGTGAAAGACTTTATGATGCATATAGAAGAAATTTTGGATTAGATGTAAGAATAGCTAGATTTCACAATGTATTTGGTGAATTTACTCTTTTTGATGGTATAAGAGCAAAAGCGCCAGCTGCTATTTGTAGAAAAGTAGCTTTAGCAAAAGAAGGTGAACATATTGAAGTATGGGGAGATGGTTTAGCGTCAAGATCATTTTTATATATTGATGAAGCTGTAGAAGGAATTAGAAGACTAATGGCTTCTAATTATACAGAACCAATTAATATTGGTTCAGATGAATTAATTACTGTAAATGATTTAGCTAAAATGGTTATTAAATTATCAGGTAAAAATTTGAGTATAAAAAATGTTGAAGGTGTACAAGGAGTAAGAGGAAGAAATAGTGATAATACTCTTATTAAGGAAGTACTTGGTTGGAGTCCTACCCAACCCTTGGTTAAAGGAATGGATAAATTATATACATGGGTAAATAAAGAAATAAATGGATAAAATAGTACATAAACCTTGGGGTAAAGAAGTTTGGTTAGAACTAAACGATAAATATTGCTATAAAAGAATTTATATTAATGCTGGTTACAAGACCAGCTTTCAATATCATCAATTCAAAAAAGAAACTAATTATATAATAGAAGGTACAGCTGAAGTATGGTTAGAAAATGATGAAGGGATTATAGAAAAGAAAATAATGAATGCTGGAGATTATTTTAATGTAACTCCTCCTAAAAAACATAGAGTAATAGCAATTACTGATATTATTTTACAAGAAGTATCAACACCTGAAGTTGATGATGTATTTAGAATAGATGATGAGTTTCATAGAGCTGATGGTAAAATATTAGCTGAACATAAAACTCCTGCTGTATTAATATTAGCAGCGGGAGTTGGAAGTCGTTTAGGTAACTTGACTAAAAATATAAACAAAGCTATGTTACCTATAAATAATAAAGCTATTATTTCTCATATTATAGAAAAATTTCCTAAATATTATGAATTTGTAATAGCATTAGGTTACAAAGGAGATATACTTAAAGAATACCTTGAATTAACACATCCAGAACACAATTTTATTTTTGTAAATATAGAAAATTATGAAACTGGAGGGCCTGGAGATTCTACATTGAAATGTAAAGAATATTTACAACGTCCTTTTTATTTAATTACTGCTGATTGTATATTAAAAAATGAAGTACCTCATTTAGACGGTAATTGGTTAGGAGTTTACCCAACAAGTTATCCAGAAAAATATTCCACTGTAAAGGTAGATGATGGTAATAACGTTATTGGTTTTAAAAACAAAGATAAAAAAGGTTATGATAATGCTTTTATTGGTGTAGCGGGAATTTGGGATTATGAAATATTTTGGGAAAATTTAGGTTTTAGTGGAGAAGTAGTAAAAGCTTTTGAAAATTTTAATTTATACCCTTCATTTAAAGCTAAAGAATTAAGTTGGTTAGATACAGGTAATTTAGATGATTTAAATAATGCTAAAGAATATTTTAATGATAAACCATTATCATTATATAAAGTAACTGATGAAATTACTTATTTAGAGAATAAATTTATTAAATTTAATCCTAATAATGAATATATTAAAAATAAATCAGAAAGAGCAGAAATATTAAAATCATTTATTCCTCCCAATTTCAAATCAACAACTAATTTTATTAGTTATGATTGGTATCCTGGAAATACTCTTTATGAATTAAATTCACCAGAAATATATACTAAATTTTTAAAACATTTTGAAATAATAATAAATAATTCTGAAAAAGGATATGGACTAAGAAAACTTTATAAGTCTTTTTATGTAGATAAAACTACTGAAAGATTAAATAAATTCGGGGATAGATTTGGAAAAGATTATTATAATAATAAATTCAATATAAATGGGAAATCATATCCTTCTATGGCATATTTTTTTCAAAATTTAGATATTAGTCGGTTATTTAGTGGTAATTTTTATAATCATTTCCATGGAGATCTTCAATTTGATAATATTATTTATAATGAACAAGAAAATAAATTTGTTTATATAGATTGGAGAGAATCATTTGGAGGAGAAACAGCAGCAGGAGATTTATATTACGATTTAGCCAAATTATATGGAGGAAGTATTATAAATTATCATTTAATGAAAAATAAACATTATATATCATTAAATGAAGGTTCAACTAATATAGTATATAAATTAAATGCATTACAGGGTTATTTAGATGATTTTAGAAAAGAATATGAAAATTGGATTATCAAACAAGGTTTTAATTTAAATAAAATAAAACTAATTACAGCATTAATATTTGTAAACATGGCCCCGCTCCATGATGAAAAATCTGCTAAATTATTATGGTTTAAAGCAATTGAATTATTTTCAGATGTTAATAAATAAAGATACAAAATTATATGGTTCATTCTCATTAGAGCCAGGAAATAATGGGTGTATTTTCTTTAATGAACAATTTGAAAAGGATGGTATAAATGCAATATATAAATCCTATTATTCAAATGACATTAAAAAATCAGTAGAGGCCGCTAGAAACTTAGGCTTCAGTGGATTCGCAGTCTCCGCTCCATTTAAAAAAGACGTTTTAAAATGCGTTGAAGGAATAGAAACTCCTGTTAATTTAATTGGAGCAGCTAACACAATTGTTAATATCGATGGATGTTTCGTAGCGCATAATACTGATTGGTTAGGTGTATATAATTTTTTTAAAACATATTGGTGGACAGGATGGTATAACAAATCTAGAAAAATAACAATACTAGGTGATGGTGGGTTTAGTAAAGCAGTTCAATATGCTTTTTATTGTTTAGATATTCCTTATCAAGTAATTACTAGAAAAGAATGGTATAAAATACCTAATATTGAAGGTGTTATATTTAATGCTACCCCTGAAGAAGTAGAAATTAATAATGATATAGATAAAGCTATATTAATAGATGGAAGACCATTTACTGAAAATGGGAAAAAAATAGCAAGATTACAAGCAATAGAACAATATAAAATATACATGAAATATGCAAATGCCTAAGTTTTATATAGGTCCAATGTCTAAAAATATAGTAGATGCTACTATAGAATTTATTAACGAAACCGGGAATATAATAGGATTTATTCCTTCTCGTCGTCAAATAGAATATAATGGAGGTTATGTAAATAATTGGACTACAGAACAATTTTATAATTATCTAAATCCAAAATCAGTTATATTTAATACTAATATTTTATTAGAAAGAGATCATGCTGGTCCAAATCAAGGATTAATTGAAGATTTAGGTTATAATTCATTAGAAGAAGATTGTAAATATATGGATATTATCCATATCGATCCTTGGAAAAAATTTTTTGATTTTAATGAGGGGATTAATGAAACAAAAGAAATGATAAATTTTTGTCTTGAAAAAAATCCTCAATTAATGATTGAAATAGGAACTGAGGAAGCAATAAGAAAATTTTCAACATCTGAATTATATTCTTTTATATATTATTTAAAGGGAAATTTAGAAGAATGGAAATTTCAAAGGATCAAATATTTAGTAATTCAATGTGGTACTTCATTACAATCAACAACCCAAACAGGTAAATATGATAGTGAAAGATTAAAGGCAATGATTGGTACAGCTAAACTATTTAATCTATTTACTAAAGAACATAATGGAGATTATCAAGAATATTCTATAATTAAAGAAAAATTTGAATTAGGATTAGATGCAATTAATATTGCTCCTGAATTTGGAGTTATAGAAACAAGTACATATATTGATACTATAACAAAGAATTGGGATTTTGGTACTATGGATTATTTTTACCAAATTTGTTTTGATTCTAAAAAATGGAAAAAATGGGTAAATAAAGATTTCGTCCCAAATAATAATAAAGAAGAATTAATTAAAATTTGTGGACATTATATGTTTTCAACTCCAGAATTTGAATATATAAAAGAAAAGTATCAAATAGACGACATAATAAAACAAAATATAAAAAATAAATTATATGAGCTCTACCAATATAATGGATAATATAATGGATAATAGAATGCCTTTACCAAAATCTGAATTTCCTATGACATTTCCAGGAATAGTAACAATAGATAATAGACCTAAAACAATTATCATTGATATTGATGGTATCATTTTTGAACATAGTCCTTTAAGATCAAACACCAGAGATATGTCAGTATTAAGATTATTGCCTGGTGTTGTAGAAAAATTTGAAGAATGGGATAAAAAAGGATATCGTATTATTCTTATGACAGGAAGAAGAGAATCAATGAGAAAAGCAACTGAAATCCAACTCTCTAATTATGGAATATTTTATGACCAACTTATTATGGGTGTTGGGGGAGGATCAAGAGTATTAATCAATGATATGAAACCAGATGGTACTGAAACTGCATTTGCTATAAACGTACCAAGAAATAAAGGAATTAAAGATATTAATGTATGATTTTATTATGTAATACTTTTATTACAGAAACTCCTCCCTCTATAGGTAAAGGAAAAGTAGATAGAGGAAATCTCAAGTCATTTTCTAATTTTGATATCTTTAAATATTCATTAGCTAGTTTAGCTGTTGCTCATAATTGGAGTAAAGTAATACTTTATATTGATTTAGATGATATATATAAGGATAGAAGAGACGAATTACAGAATTTTATAGAGGAAGAATTTAAAAAGTTTAAGGTTATTTTAAGATGGAAAAGGAATAATTACCAAAATGATTGGAAGGAAACATATGATTTATTAGATGATAATTTAATTTGGTTTTATTGTAATCATGATCATATATTTTTTGATTCATCTCAAGATTATTTAAATGAATTGGTTGAGGAAATGAAGAATGAAGAATTATGTTCTCTTCAATTTTCCCATTGGCCTGAAAATATAAGAACAGTAAGACAAGGATTAATATCACAACCAACAAATGGTTTTGTTTGTCCTAGTTATAAAATTCATAATAATTATTTATCTTGTGATACTATTAATTTTGATAGTATTCAAATAGTAACTAAAGAATTATATAGAAAATGGTGGTTCGAAGGCGAATTTCACCATATAAAGTTACCAAGACCAGATTATTTTGGAATAGGTTTAGCTGAGATAAAAGAAATGCCTATTCATAAAACAATTGTTCCTTTAAAAGAAATCTGTAGGCATTTTGATGGTTACCAACATATACAAATTCCTATTACTAATAACCAATGTCCAGCAATTGATATTCCTGTTGGTTTCTTTGAAAAAAATATTAAAATAAGATATAATTGTAATGATTATAAAGAAGAATGGACTAACATAAATCCATTAAATAATGAATATTATGCTTATAACAAAAAAGGAACAGATTATAAATTTACAATAAAAGATTTACCTTTAATTTGGAAAGGAAGAATTAATGAAATCCATACAGAATATAATTATGAACCTAATGAGTTAAAACATATAGAAGGTCGTCTTAAATCAATACATGAAATGATAGATACATCAGATTATTATATAATAGACCAAGAAGTAAGAGATAAAGTATTTAATAAATATTTAGAACCATTTGGTTATCAAACAGAATCCGCTAATGCTTAAGATATATTCAAATTTTATTCCGACTGAAAATTTTGAAAAGGAAATTAATTCTAATTTCCCTTTCTTAAAGGATAAACCAATTACAATATTTAATGAT